TCAATCGTGCGTGGCTGCCGCCATGTACGGCAGGATTTCGTCACGGCGCACGCCGAGTATCTCTAATGCTCGTCTCACGGTTTCAATCGGCGCGGCGAAATTCATCGTTATATTTTCTCCTTCGCTGATGGCCTTCATTCCGTGATGCACAACCAGCGCTTGCAGCGCCACGTTGAGGGCGCGCGCGATCTCGCCGTCGCGTCCCGGGTCCTTGAATAGTGGGTTGACCATGATGCACCTCCGACTTTCGGTCGCTACACTTCTAGCAACGATCGTTCCGGAGAAGGCAATGAACTTCGACGAATTCACCGTGCAGCTCGGGGCGCTTTTGCGGGAACAGCCGCGTGCCACTAGCGCAGAGTTGACGGATGATATGACGGCCTTCTGGAATGGGCACCGGGTGATTTATGCGTTCCTGTGCGAGAACGGAACGGGACGGCTCGACGAGGAGTTCGATCCGAAAGAATACATTTGGGCGGAGTGGTCGCCGGACTTGATCCGATGGCTGGACAAGCCCCGCTACGGCACACGTGCCGAAATACTGGAATGGATCAAGGAACCGGAATCTCCGGAAGACATTTCGTGACCGGCAGGTCCCCAAGATTTTTTTCGGCGAACAAGGCGTCAACGGAGCAGTCAGACTGGGTGCGGGCATGTTAGAGCATGGCATGCTCCGCATCACCCCTGATTGCCCGCCGGGTCATTCTCGGCGGGCTTCATTTTGGCCGGGGAATTGCTGCAGGATCTCCTACCCTTTATGAGGACGCTTTTCCTTAAGCGCCCAGTTGGCCTAATCCGATCGTCCCACTAGGTCTCCTTGACTGGCGGGTTTTTTCGCCCGCTAGGCATTCCGTTCACTTGCAGTTCGCTCAGAACGTACTAAGCTGGTTTTTGAGTCGGCGCGCATGGCGAACTCATCACGCAAGACCCTTCGTGCCCGTTAGGCCGTTCGACCGGCGGGCTTTTTTTTCGTGCCTCTATCTTCCCCTCTGCGTCAACCATTCCTCGATACGGTCAATTCGGCCTTTGAGACGCAGATACGCTCCGACGCTCAACGTTTGTATGCCTGCAAAGGCGACTTGTCGCGGGGCGACTTTATCAAGCGCAACCTTGGCAAGCTGGCAATCCAGCCTTGACACGAGAATGCGGCTTGGATAAATGCGCTCCGCCGCCACTAAAAGCTCCATCTGCACAACAATCCCCTGCGCACGTTCCAAGTCTGTCATATCACGCTCCGGCATGAATGGCAGACCCAGTATAGAGCGACACATCCGCAAGGCTTTTATTTCGATGGGCAATTCTTTGCGACCGCAAGGTCGTGTGCGAGGATCTGGCGCTTCGTGTCGACAGTGTCGGCGGTGAGCGAGTTCGCGACCGCACGCGCGCAGTTCGGCTGTGCGTTTTCGGTTCTGGCCATTGGGACGGACGACCAGTCGGCGCCGAAGCGCCGACACTTGAGATCTATGTAGGAGGCACTAGACTAGGTCGTGAGTCCTCTTGCATAGCGACTCTCAAATTTGAGCCTCGTGCCCGCCGGCTTTGCCGCTAGCGGGCCTTTTTTTACCGCCAGACCTTAGAGACCGAGGGAAAAATGATGGCTAAATTAAGTAGAAGAGAGAAGCGCCAAGCTAAAATAATCCGTGATATGGAAACGCGATCCGACACGGCAAATGAGAAGGAGGCTGATATTATATACGGCAACCACAATTTGGCACTTAACGCATTTCTTGCCGCCATGCTGGGCGCACCGGTGGTAGCGATTGGATCCGCATACGCGAATCATCCTGGTCTCCAAAAATTCCCATACGACTCGATTTGGTGGGTCAGCGTAGTTGGCGATCCAATTCTCTCGCCTATTTTCTGGGTTGGTTTAACCGTGATACTACCTATATGGTTAATGGCCGGTGAAAAGGCTTTGATTATGTACGACTACTTGGATAAAAAAAAGAAACAAAGGGCACAGACGGAAGGCACGGTGACTTTCGTTCACTATGCGGGATAGCAGCATGCGACGTCGAGACGTGTGCCACTCCCGTGCCTTTGGACGAGGGCGATCGGGACGGACGATGAATCTGGAGCAGGAACCACTCGTGCTTACTCTCCGTTAACGAAGGAGACAAGCCATGTGCTACGGAAACCCTGAAGAACTTCTCGTCACCATCCTGCCGGACCCATTGCCGCGCAATAAGTACGGCCATACCGTGTTAGAAGACTTCGACCACTTCTGCGCCTTTTCGGGCCTGAGCGTGCAACATGCGGGGCAGATCGCATTCGATTGGGCGAAGGCCGCGTTTGTTTCCGCCTCGCTGAGCCGCAATGAAAAGGAAGCGTCGATCGCGCCCAGCCTTTAAGGCGCGTTCGAAGCCGACGCCCGATCCTATCTGCCCTCAACAGAGATCAGGATTGATCGTGCGTCGGTTCGTCCGGCAGAGGTTCTCACTTGACACTTGACCGCGCACGTCTGGCCGGACGTGCCGCCTGAGATCCACGCAGAAACGCGCGCGCCCGAGACCGTCGACGAATTGACGGTGAGACCGTTTGTGGCTATCGCCGATGCTTCGGCGATCGTCTCGCCGGAAGCCAACCAAGCCGACCAGTCCCACTCGAAATCAAGGACCGCGATCGGGTCCTTCGTAAAGCTCTGCATCTGACCTCCCCGGTTCACTGCGCTTGCGAGACGACCTTCAGGCGTGTCTCTGAGGTAATGAAAAAGCGACGCGTCTCCGATGCCGTGAAGATGACGCGCGTTTCGGATCGGTGGATCGTCGATCTCGTCTCGGGCGAAACGATCACACTCCGACCTTCAGCCTGAACAGCGATGCGAATCGGCGCCGCCGAGACGTGTGTGATGGGCGAGACGGAAACAACGACTATGCTTGCCGTCGCGCCATCCAACGCGCCCGAGAGCGACGCACTCATGCTCTCACTGGCCGAGAACGCGCCAGAGACACCCGCAAGCGCGCCAGAGATCATCACGCCAGCGATGGTCTGCAAAGCGGAGAACGAGCCAGTCACGTCATCGAGCCGGCCGACAATAACCGCGCCCGAGCCGCTGATCGCATTCGCCGAAAAGCTGCCGGTGACGCCGGCGAGCTGGCCCGCGAGTGATGCCGCGATGAGCTCGCTCGCGGCAAGCGCGCCCGTCACACTGGACAGCGCGCCGGCGACTGTTGCCTGTATCGCCTCGGTCGCCTGGAATGCGCCCGTCATTCCCACGAGGGTGCCCGCGAGCGTCGCACCGATCGACTCGCTCGCTGACACCGAGCCGGTGACGTTCGCGAGCTGCCCCGAGATCGACGCGCTGATCGACTGTGACGCCGACAGCGCGCCGGTCGCGCCGGCGAGCTGACCGGCAAGCGACGCGGAGAGCGTCTCCGATGCCGCGAATCTACCTGAGACGCTCGCGAGCGTGCTCGCGACGGATGCCGACATCGACTCGGAGGCGGAGAGCGAGCCGGTGACATTGCCAAGCGTGCCGGCGATTGTCGCGGTCGTCGTCGACGAAGCCGTAAAGGTGATGAGAATCTGGCCGGCGCCGCCTGTGCCGCCTGTGCCGGTGTTGTCCGAGCCGCCACCGCCGCCGCCCGGTGCGCCGCCGCTGCCTCCGGCCGCGCCCGTCTGCGAGTTGTACGCGCCCGAGCCGCCGCCGCCGCCCTTCGTGTTCGCCGTGCCTGCTTTGCCGGCCGGTGCGCCCGAGGTCGAAGCCGTTCCGCCAGCGCCGCCGAGCGCGTTGTCGCCAGCGCCGCCAGCACCGCCAGCGCCGTTCGCGACACCCGTCGAGCCGTTCTTACCCGCGCCATCGGGACCAGCCGCACCGCCGCCGCCACCACCGCCGCCAGTCGCCGAACCCGCAGCGCCGCCGCCCAATCCGCCATTGCCGCCCGAATAGGCGACATCGCCGACCGACGCCGACGCTTGACCGCCGAGCGACGCGGACGCTTGCAGATCGCCGCCAGCGGCATAGCCTGCGCCTTTGCCGCCTTTCGCGAGCACGGTCGTCGTCGAGCCGAACCACGTATCTCCGCCATCGGCGCCCGCCGCGCCCGTACCGTCGCCGACGCCGCCCGCGCCGATCGAGTAATTGAATACTTGGCCGGCTGTGACCGCGATCGTCTTTTTCGCGTATGCGCCGCCGCCCGCGCCCGCCGAGCCGTAGTTGCCGTTACCCGATGCGCCGCCGGCCGCGCCGGTCAGTTCGACGACGATTGTGCCGGCGCCCGGCGCGGTGTATGTGCCGGTCCCGGCCGTGTTGAGGGTTGTCGTTGCCACGGCCTATCTCCGGCCGTTAGGCGTTGCCTTCGGTGAGCGACCCCGAGCTGATGGACACAGTCGCGCTCGACACAATCGAGGTGTTCGCCATCTGCACCTCGCCGGCGCCGCCGGTCGTGCTCACGTCGAAGTCAGCGACAAAGGTGCCGCCCGAGGTCGTAAGACGCGCCCACGTCGCTGCGCCGCTCGCCGACGCGGTGGCGTTGCCGATCGCGCCGAACGTGAGCACGCCGTTCGATACCGTGCCGAGGGTTGCTGCGCAGGTGTGCGCCGAAAGCGCGGTCGTGGCCGTGCCGCCGCTCGCCGGGCGCGTGCCGCTGTAGAGCGTGAGAATTGCGTTGGCGCCGGCCTGCGTAACGATGGCGGTGCTGCGCGCGTTGCGCACTGCCGTGGAAAGTCCGATTGTCATTTGAACCCCAGTAGAGAGCGATTACTTCCAATGCGACCAACCGAATGCGCGCACGCCGGCCCACATGAGCCAGCGGCGCCATGCGGGAACGCCAGTAACGGCAGACGCCTCGCGCAACACGGCATCTGCGACACGGCGCGGCACTGGCTTGTCGGTGTAGAGCATGTCGTGCACGACGGCCGCCTCGGCGCTGCTGTCGCCAGTAAGCAGAAAGACGATCGGCAGGCGCGGGACTGACGCAAGGTCAGTCGCGAACCCCTTCGGCACGATGAAGGTCTGGCCGGCGACGTCGGACTGGTAGACGAGCGGCGCGGTGAGCGCCCAGTGCCCGTCGTCATGGTCGTCGGCCGCCTGCATCGTCAGGCGCGTCAGGAACCGGCTCATGCAGAGGCGGCCCCGCTCGCTGGCGCAGGCGCTGCTGTCGGCGACCCGTACGGCGCAAGAGCGGCCGAGAGTGCCGTCCGGAACGCGATAAGGCCGATCTGCACCCCCGTCTTCGCCGCGGGGTCGAGAGGAAGCAGCGTGACGACCTGAAGCGCGGCAGGAATGCTGGTGTTGATCAGACTCGCAACCGTGGTCGTATCGATCGTTCCGCCGCCCGAGCAGATTGCCGCGTTGTCTTTGATGAGTTGCGCGAGGATTGCCTGCTGAGGAGCGTCCGCTACCGTAACCGCCTGCACCGACAGAAGCGTCGGCTGAACGACCGCGCATGCCTTCGCAACCTGCACTTGAACTGCGGCCGCGATCTGCGCGGGCGACTGAGTGGCGGTCGATGCACAACCGGCGACGAGCGCGACGAGGCCTGCCGCGAGCAGCATGGAGAAGCGTTTCATGATGATTTCCTTCGAGTGTTTGCCGCGCACGCGGCGGGAGAGTTACTGCTGGGAAGTCTTGAGCGGCAAATTCGTGATGCCATGCCAACCGGTGATCACGCCCACTAGCGTCATCACGGCGTACTTCAGTTGTGCGTCATCGATCTTCAGCACGTCGAGTAAGAGCCACAGCAGAAGGAGCCCGGCAACGCTGAGTTGCTTTGAGTACTGACCCAGTTGCATCTCGCCTCCTACAGGTGTTCGTGGTGAATGACTTCGGTCGGCGTGAATTGATAGCCGTCCTTGCCGTAGCGCTGCGCGACGAAGTAAGGGAATGGCGTCCAGTGAATGCCTTCGTTCTTGCCGCGGTGATGGTCGGCGCACAGCAACAGTCCATTGACCGTCTGGTCGTCGACGAACGAATACGGTTCGTCGGCCGAGAACTTCGACCAGTCAAATTCCTGCGCATGCTTGCCCCACAGACCCGCCTCACAATCCTTCTGGAAGCGTCGCCAGTCGATCATGTTGGCGAGCGACCGCTCGATCGGATGGTGATGCGATTCCAACGGATGTCCGCTGTCCTCCGCCGTGCGACCGCACACTGCGCATCGGCCACCCTCGCGCGCGACGAGCAACTTCTTGCTGTGCGTGAAGAGTGCGGTCGTCGTGCGCGGCTCGTGCCCCGGAAGGAACACATCGACTTGGCACGTCTCTTTTTGCTCATGAATTTGCTCGACGCTCATACGATCCCCAATGCGTGTTTTGCCGCGCCATAAAGCGCGAGGCGTTGCGCGGCGCCATTCGTGCCGCCGTTGATGATGCGAGTAATGCGGTCGAACTGGCCGACATCCGCATAGCCGTTGAGGTAGTGGTTCGTCCACCACCACGCGGCAGACATTGCGGCGTTCGCTGGTTGCTCGAGTAACTCGGGATGCGTTATCAGGTCTAGATCGAGTCCGATGCTTGCAAGCTGATAGTTGCGACGCCCGGTGATTTGGATAAGTCCACGACCCATGAATCGCTTGCCGTCGCCGGCCTGCGTGTTGCCAAGATCGGCCCGGCCTTCATACCGTGCCTGCGCAGGCGTCGGCCCCCAGATCTCTTTCATATAGACGAGGCCGCCGGATTCATGGCCGATCTGCGGGAAGAACGCGGCGACGCGGCGCGGCGTGTTGATCGCAAATCGATCGCATGCAGCCTGGAGATGAGGGAGCCATTGCGCCGCGCGTAACTGCGCCGCTCCGCTGCTCGCGGCGACGATGCTTGATGTCAGATTCATGATCAGTCCAGCGTCGGCCACTTTCCGTGAGCGATGGCCCAAATGACGCCCCCGACCGTGATAAACGGTCCGAGCCATATCGCGGCGCTGCGTACGAAGCGCGCAGTACGGGCGAAAAACGTTGCGCTCCTGCCCGCGCGATCGAAGATCTCGATGAGCGCGCGGGTGTTGTCTTCGATCCGGCGCGATCGGTCGTCCGCCTGCTGCGTCAGGACCGTGTTGACCTCGATGGACTCATGGACGCCGTTGAAGCGGCGATCTATCTGCGCTTGAAACTCAGCGAATCGTTGATCGATCATCGCAAACTTCTCTTCATGGCTGAGTCTTCGCTCTGCGTGCGCTGGACTATTCAAAAGTGGCCCCGGAATAAATAAACCGCCCCGGGGCGGCTGTTGGTCGATGATGTATCATTCCCGATCCTCACCGGACTTTGTCATTTCTTACATGGAAAACAGGAAGCTGGATTTTATCCAGGCGCTGCGTGGCATTGCCGCGATGTTGGTCGTTCTCAGTCACGCTGGCGACAACCTGAAGGGCACACCCTACGCAGCCTTGAACCAGGCTTTTTTTTGGCCTGGCGTTAGCGGCGTTGACTTGTTTTTTATCATCAGCGGCATCGTCATGGTCGTCTCGACACGCAACCTGGCCGGTAGCGCGCATGACTCAATGATCTTCGTTGTCAAGCGTCTTGCGAGGATATGGCCGCTATATATAGTTGCCACTCTTCTCTACCTTTTGGTGACAGGTTCTCCGAACATATCGTCGTCGACATTCGCCGAATATGCACTTCCCATCAAGAGCATGTTGTTCATTCCGCCCGACCTAAGCGCAATGGCACCGTATTTCGGGCCGCCTGCTCTATTCGTGGGCTGGACGCTCAACTTTGAGATTTTCTTCTACGCTTGCTTTGCCGTCTCGTTGCTGTTTGGACGCTGGCGGTATCCGGCGTTGTTCGTAATAGGCATCGCCATCTCCCTTGTCATTCCATATCTCGACCACAGTTTGTCTGTCGAATCTGGATTAAACCCGCATCATCGGCTTTCCTATTTCAACCTCACCGGGAATTGCATGGTTTGGGAGTTTTTCGTCGGCGTGGTCGTCGGCCTGGTTTATACGTCGACTCGTCTGAGCTTCCCCAGCACGTTTCTTGCAAATGTTGCTCTCGTCGGTGCGGCAGCGCTTGAAGTGTGGGCTTATTTCAGCGGTTTTTACGACGGCAATGGCCCGACACGAGCCGGCTTTATCATGGCGATTTTTCTGCTTGTTCTCATGCTCGCGTCGAAAAGCACGCATGTCCCTGCGCCGAAATGGCTTGCATCGCTTGGGGACATTTCGTATTCACTCTATCTGACGCATCCTATTGCACTGCTTTTGCTACACAAGTATTTCGTCCATACACAGCGCGAAATCGGAACGCATTCCCCTGCTTACCTAGTGCTCGCGGTAGGGTTCTGCGTCGTTTTCGCTTCGCTCTCTTGGAGATATGTCGAAATTCCGCTCGAACGCATGGTACGCGCATGGACTCTTTGCGGCATCGACAGGTCAATCAAGCGGCGCGGCATTTCAGTAGCACGATAGTCAGCCTTCGGCGGGCGGGCTGAATGTACTTCCGTCCGCCGTCGTATAGCCGATGCCAATCGGCTGCGATCCGTCTATCAGAACAGTTGAAGCTCCTTCTGGCGGTTGCCAAGAGGAGGTGGCGCCGTCCCAAATCACAACGTTCGTTACGACGCCATTCTCGACGATCGCGTGTTGCTTGGCTTCCATTATGCGTACTCCTCGACGATCAAATAACCATTACCGCCCGGGCCGCCCGCCGCGGCCGCGCCGCTCAGCGCCGACAGCGCGCCCGATCCGCCTGCGCCCGGTCCGTTAGCGCCGAGGCCCGCGCTAATCGATTGCTGTCCACCTTGGCCCCATTGTGAATTTGCCCCTTGTCCGGAAATGAATGCCGCCGATGCGTTAATCGCGAGCCCCATACCGCCGAGCGCGCCGCGTCCTACGACGATGAGCGTCCCCGATCCCGTCACCGCAGCAGGCGAGCCAGTGCCTGGGGTCGCGATAATCGGCGCCGCGGCCGCCGCACCAGACGAAACTCCGCCCGGGCCGCCGCCGCAAACCATCAATGCGCCGAAACTTGTCGAGCCGCCTGCGTTGCCGGTACTGCCGCCCGATACGCCCGTTCCGCCCGCGCCAATCGTCACCGTCTGCGACGAAAGGCCGCTCGTCACAAGCAGTTCGCCATAAGCGCCCGCGCATCCCCCTGCGCCGATAGAAACCGTTGACGCGCCCGACGCCGCAGCACCGCCGCCCGCCCCGCCCGCCCCTATCGCCCGTACGCGTGCTTTCGTCGCAGTAATGCCGTTGTATGTGCCCGGCGTGTAGGCGCTGCTCGCGGTGAAAACCTGAATGCCAAGCAAGCGGCCGGGCATAGATTTCTTGAGGTTCGCCAACAACGTCGCCGTCGTTCCATCATCCGCTGAATTCGCGCCGGTCTGATCGCTGATAAACTGCGCCAGGACGGCCGCCATGATGCTGGACTGTCGCCACGTCTTGTTCAGCGCAGCCGACTGCGCGACGCCCGACGAGTAGCCGTTTGTGATCGCCGAAAGGGCAGCGTATGCTGATTGAGACAGCACGTTAGCCGATCCGCCTACTGCGAACGGAAGAAAATCATTCGTTGCCATTTATGCTCCGGGCATAAAAATGCCACCCGGCTGGGTGGCTCGTTTCGAAATGTTTGCGTATCAGGCCGGCAAGCCCCACGCTCCAACGTCGAATCCTGAAATCAAGTCGTTTTCCACGTCGAAGCCGAACAGCGAGCCTCCAGAGATCGATGTCACGAGGTAGCCGTTGATGTGGACCGCCTCTGGCTTTAGCGGAATGTATCCGCCTTTCAGCAGAGCGATGAATATCGGAAGAGGTACATCGCCCGCCACACCGTAAGTGATCGACATGTCCCCGTTGTCTTGGATGAAGACATCCGTACCGGTTGGGAAAATGCTGTTAAGAATTGCCGCGGACGATCCCTGTGTTCCGTCCCAACTGTTGGCGCCGATCTTTGCCCTGATGAGCAGACGGTACGTATCGTCGTCGAGCGACACCACCCCAGTGTTCGGATCGAATGGGCCTTGCCAAACACCTTGGTCAAACCCTAGTCCATCGACGTCCAACGAAAAATAGACACCCGTGAGCGGGGTGTCGACGTTGCGCGTGACACCGACCCAAAGACCGACCACGTCGAGCTGCACGCCCACTGCGGAGTCGAGATCGAACGCTGGCGGCGTCGCGTCGAGTTGATTCTGGATGTCGACGAACGCCTGCGCGACGCCGCCGACCATCGCTGTGAATTTAGGCTTGTTAGCGTGCTCGCTGGTGATTAGGCCCGTGTAATCGCTGACTTGCGCCATATCAGGTAACCGTGAGAGTGACGCTCGCCGGAGCGCAGGTGGCCGACTGGTTGAACGCGAGCGGTACGTCCGGCGTTCCAGCGCCACCCGGTCCAGCCAAGGTCAATGCCGTGATTTTGAATGTGTTGCCACCCGCGACTCCCTTCGCCGCCGCGATGCATGAATCCCATTCGACCGCGCCAGCAGCGCCGCCACCGATCGCGACAGAATTTACGTAGTCCGAGATCGCCTGCTGAACCGCGGCACCGATGACAGATGAATACCCAGCGAGCGCCTTCAACGAGACCGCGACTGTGATCGCTTGCGTCGTCGGGCGATAGAAGTTGATCGGATGCGGGATGCCGTAGACGTCCGTCACCGTGACAGTCGTCGTGCCGTACGTGCCGCCGCCCGGAGTCTTCTTCGCAGCGATCGCATTCGCGATCGCAGTCGAGTCGCCGCCCTCTACTACAAGCGAAATCGTGTGCGGCGGAAGCGTGTTCGAGTCCGTCGAGTTCGTGTCGTTCTCGTACGCCGCGTAGCGCGTCACGCCCGACACGCCTGCGACGGCGCCGATGATTCCTGCTAGGACCGTCAACGATGGAATCGCAACCGATGTCGCCTGGCGCGAGCGAAGCTTGGCATCCGTTTCGACCGGAGCGCCCGGCGTCGCGTCATCAGCCGCCGTGGCTGTTTGCCATCCCAAGGTCGGTGTCGAGATCTGAAGCGATGTCCCATTCGCGAGCGCTACAGCACCTTGCGTCTGACATTTGGCTGTGACAGTGACGGATCCACCGGGCGGAATTACGACCGATGCAGGCAACGCCCACTGGTTCTGCTTCCCATCGGTGACGATGCCGTTCGTGATAGTCGCGCCAGCTTGTCCTACGATCGTGACGTCGACGGTCGACTGCGATGAGACAGATCGCCCAATGCCATTGATTTTCACGACGCTCGAGAGATTCGCGCCCTGAGAGGTGGCCGGCGAGAACGCGTTGTAGCATGCGACCGCGGCGTTGTTGCAGTCGTTGATGGCCGTCGCGATGTTCGCGATCCACTGGCCGTCCTGGCTGTCAGCGGTCACGACGACATCCGAGCCGTAGATGCTCTGGAAGGTCGCGATCAGGCTCTGGTAGATGTCATTGAACGAGGGAATCGAAATCCCCGCGCTGGTGATCGTCGGACCGAGCGTTGCGAGAGGGTAAGTCGCCATCAGAGAGCCGCCGTGATTGTCGTTTGGCCGTAGATCGTGTCGATGGTCACCGCGACCGTGAAGGCCCGCGTCGAAGGATCGACCACGCTCGCATAGTCGGTGATGCCGGTCACGCCCTGCGTTTCGAGGATGCGTTCCTGAACCGCTAGGTCGCGCGTCGATGCGGTGCCGCTGCCGAGGATCTCAGTCGCGTATGGCGTGCCCTCTGTCATGTCGAGGAACCATTCACCGGTCGAGAGCTTGAGCCGCGTCAGCACGAGCTGCGCGACTGCGTCGGGCGAGTCCACGAGGAAGTTCGTCGAGCCCTGCCCGAAGGAGTAGTCGCCGTTTTCGTCGAGAGTGCGATAGCGCATGATCAGTTCGGCTGGTTCGTGTTGCTGCCTGCACCGTTTTCATGGTGCGTGTGTGTGCTGACGCTCTTGCCGGCCGCGGTGACGTCGTTGACGACCGTGATCGGACCTTGCAGCGTCGCGGGGTATTTCGTCGAGCCGGTGCCCTGCGCCAGTTGGCCGTTCAGAGTGATCGTCGGCGCATCGACTTCGAAGCCGCCTGGCGCCACGACTTTGACCGCCTTTGAGGACGGGTTCAGTTCGATGTATGCGCTGCCGTCGTTGCTGCGAAGCTGCACCGCACTCGTGCTCACGCCGCTGACCTTCGTCGCCTGCGAGAACGGTCCGAGAATCGCGAAGCCGTCCGACAGATCGTGCATGCGAAGCTCGGCCTGCACCTGAACGCCGCCCGACTGCCACCATGCATCGATGCAGCGCGACGAGAACACGATGAGCGCCTCGTCGCCGGCCGCGACTGGAAATGTCAGCGTGCATCCGCCACCGCGCGGAAAGCACACTGGAACGTCGACAAGCAACGGAAGCGCGACCCACGAAGTGCTACCATCCTGCGCGCGCACCTGTGCCTGAATGGCGGGTTGCGCAGTGCAGGTCAATGCGTTAGCGTCGAAACTCTGGATGATCGCCGGGAGTGCGGTCCAGATTTCGGCCTCGTGGCCGCCGAGCGCGGCGCGCAGCGCGTCTTCGATGCTGGCTGAGCGTTCGGTTTGGAGCATAGGAACCTGAGAATGAAAATAACTACACTGCTTTTGGCCCTTCCGATCACGGCGGCAGCCGCTCAGACGGACAACCCCGAGATCACCATCGCACCGGCCACGGTCGCGGAGCAGCCTGCGCCGACGGCTCGAGTTCCGACCGCGCGCGGCATAGATCTCGTCGATGGCGCGATCGTGTGCGGCTCGTACGACCTCGCAGAGTTCATGTATGGACAGGTCAATTCGGCGCGTCACGCGCGCGCATCGCTACCTCAGGAACTAAGGCGGCAGGCGGCGCTGACCAATGGCTATGACCACGGCGCCGAGCCGCGGCTGTCAGACTATGGCTGCGTCATGGTCCCCGCCGGAACGAAGCTTTCCGTCGCAAAGGGCAATTTAGTGCCAGTGGTAACGGGCATGCTTCCGGATGGCCGAAAGTTCACCGGCGTCACACTGCCGCAGATGATCGCGCGCTAGCCGGCCGCCTGGACTGAACTGCTAGCGGGCGCGGATGTATCGACCGCCAAGCAGATCAGATCGCAATACCACTCCTGCCCGCGCGTGTCCCCGATGAACTCTGAGACGAGCACACGATAGAAGCCGGCGGCCGTCGTCTGCGCTGCAGCGGACAACCCTGTATAAGAGAGCCCCTGCTGCTTGATCGTCAGCGTGTTTATGTCGGCCTGCGCGATCTGCACCAGACATCCGATCCGCACGAGCGGATTCAGAAGGATGCGCGCTCGCACGCCGTCAGACGTCGCCTCGGGCACGCCGATTAGGCCGGTCGTCGACGACAGCACGACAGCCTCGCCAGGCCGGTAGCCGGTGACCGGAACGACCACCGCCTGGCCGTTCTGAATGCTCCACCGGAATCCGTTCTTCGCCGCCCAGTCCCGCGCGTAGTCGCGCGACATCCCGAACAACACCTTGCCGCGCGCGAGCGCTTGCGCCGGCACCCCGCCCACGAGGCCGTTGACGTCTGTCGCGTAGGGCAGTTTCCCAGCGTCGGCGTTCTGCTTCGTGATCGAGTCAAGAATCTGCTTCGGCGTGCTGCCGGCGGCCAACGTCTGGTTGACCATGCCGAAGTTATAGAACTCGTCGCCGTCCGCCGCCCAGATGTCGAGAAACGAATCGACGTTGCGCTCCTTCCCGCGCACGAACTGCTTGATCGTGCCTTGGAAGATGATGCCGAAATTACCGCTCTCGTAACCCGCCTGCAGAGTGATCGTCGTGAACTCGCCCTGAATCGCCTTGACCGTCGCGGGCGCGAGATTGTAGACGCGCACATAGAGCGTGTTCGGCGCCTGCGTGTCTGCCTGTCGCACCTCGAACTTGAAGCGGAGCTGCGAAAGATCGAGCCCCTTCGATCCGGCCGAAACGATCAGTGTCGCCTTCCGTCCGAATTGATCGCTCATGAGGTCACGAAGTAAAGATGCCCTGTCGCCCCGATGTTATCGAACGTCGGAACCGCATCGGGGTCATGGTCGGTTTGCACCACCAGTTTCCCGGTGAAGCCGAGATATGCGTATTGCCCGAGCAGATCAACGCCAGTCACAAGCGGGATGCTTCCGGCCATCGGCTTGCCCGTCGCATCCGCAATATCGAGCATCCACGCGGCGGCCGGCACGTTCCAGCGGAGCGTCATCTTGTAGGTGACGCCGCCGAGCGCGATGCTGAACAGCTGCGGCTTGGCCGACAGCGGGATCTCGTATGCGTTCATGGAATGGCTGTCACATTGATGTTCGGTGCTGGAACCGGCGAAGTCGTTCCAGCGTCTTCAGGAGATGCGGTACTCGCTGGGTTCGACATGACGCTCGAATCAGGCACCGTCACCGTCTGGGTCTGCACCATCAAAATCTGACGGCACGCGATCCTGACGATGACGGAGTTTTCGGTCTCGGCATTGGTCGTCGCCGAGAGCGACTTGATGATCATGTTCCGATACTGCCTCTTCCCAGTGTAGATAGTGAAGAGGTATCGGTTGTGATACATGTCGACAAGCTTCATGTACGCCTTCTTAGAAGGCGTCCAGCCGCTTCCGAGCATGTTCATCACGCCGCTCGCCAACTCAACAGCGCCTACAAGCGCCCGAGCCGCGCCGCTCTGCGCAGCTGCAAATCCGCCCAATGCGCCGAGGATGCTCGTCTGGTTTGGGCTGTTAGACCAAGCTGCGGTGATGATGACCTCCGCAGGCCGCACGAATGCATGGTCCGCGATAACCGTTCCCTGCTCGACCGGATGCTCAGTCACTTCGAGCTCGTCGTTATGGACTTCCTCGAGCGTCGCATCAGGCACCGTGAAGGTACCGTCTGTGGGGTCCAAGAAGCCGCGCTTTGGCTTAATGGTCAGAAGCTGAAGCCCGAGCTGTGCGCCCGATTCGATGTAGCCAAGAACGCTCACACGTAAGCCCCTGTCATGTTGCGCACGAGATCAGCATTCACGCGCGCCTGCTCACCGGCGACCGCGCGCCCGGTGCCGCCCGGATCAGGCGAGCCATGTACGTGCACGTCAGTCTTCTGGCTGATCGTTACCGACTTCGACGCGGCAGAAGCCCCGCCGGCGCCGAGCTTCCCGTAGACAGAGCCGTTCTCGTGCTGAAAGATCGATCCCGCCACGCCCCTAAGTTGCTCGCCGTTCAGTTCGAGATCGGCAGACACGCCGAGCTGCTTCGCAACGTTGGCGATATACGCCTGCGTGTCGTTCTCATTAGCGGGTGCCCAGCGCGAGATAATCTTGCGAATCGTGTTGAAACCTCGATCGGCATAACTGTGCAGCAGCTTAGCGGTCGCCTCCATGCCTGCTTGCATGTCAGAGAAAACCGCAAAGCCCCCACTGTCCGCGCCAGTAGCGCCTGCGCTCTTTGCAAACTCGCCGTAACGGATATTGCCCGGATTGTTGTTCCGAATGCCGCGCGGCGTCTGAGCTTGTGCCGGGCCCGAAGATGGCCCTGCGCTGGGCGCTCCTTGCTGGCCGCGCGAGCCAGAAACAGCAGCAGCACCGGTCGATGACGGAGTTCCGTCGAACCGATCGTGCAGCGATTGCACCTTGTTGCGCAGCCACCCGATGAACGGACTGTCGCCAGCCCGCGCGCCGCTCGTTGAAGACTTTTGCAATGCCGGCGCAGGGACTTCGATGATGGTGCCGGGCGGTTGATCGCCGTTGTCCGGTGTTGCGGCAGGCTGTGCCGGCTGCTCTTCAGAGCCATCACCTCCGAACCACCGCGCAAGCTTCGCCACACCGCCGACGATGTTGCCGATCACCTCAGCCACCTTTCCGGCCTTGTCGAGGAAGATGTCGACGTCCTTGCCGACCTCGGACCAGTTGATCTCTGAGACCCACTTCGCCACGGCCTCTAGTGCCGACGCGATCTTGCGCGCGACTTCATCGGCGTGTCCCGACTCCCACCGCTCAAACTCCGTCGCAATCTTGGCGAGCACCGGTGCGAGGTGCTCCTGCAGCAGAACCCAGAACAGGTGAATGTCGCCCGTCAGATCTCGGATCGAGTTGTCGAACGCGCGTCCGGCGTCCGCCGCCTGCTCGGGATTGATCCCGAACGCGCTCAGCTTCTGACGATACTTCTCCTGCGCCGCCTGGATCTTCGGCAGGCCGTTTTCGAGCATCAGCAGCGTGTCGGGATCGATCCCGAACAGGCTTGCGTATTGCGCCGCGATGTACGGCTGCATCTGCTTCATCTTGCCGATGAAGCTTTCGAACTGCTCGACCGGGCCCTTGCCTGTCACGCCGAGCTGCGAGAGCAAACCGTTCATGCCAGGGTTCAGCCGCAGCGCGCGCGTGAAGCCCTCAAGCGACGCCTGCGCCTGGTCCGCGGTGAGACCGATCTGCCCGGCCGCATAGCGCAGCGCCATGATGTTGCCGACGGTCTCGCCTGTGCGCTGCGAGGCGTAATACAGGCGCTCCATCTCTCCGGAGATGACTTTCACGCCCGCGACCACAGCGACGGCAGTCGCTGCCACCGCGGCGCCGAGCTTCATCACCGTCTTCGTGACGCTCGCGAGCGATGCCGTGAACCGCTTCAGGCTGGTCTCGTCGGTCTTGTAGCCGATCGAGACCAAAAACTCCTTGATGACTTCTTCGTTCATCGCTTGCTCTTTTCCATGTGGTCTTGGACGCGCGCTTCGTTCTCGCGCTTGACCGACAGCGCGTCATTCAGCAGAGCGACGTCGCACAGATCAACCGTGCCGTCGATGAGAGACTCGTACTTCAGCAGCCCCTCCATCACCGGCAGCAGCAGCCAATCCTCGCCATCAGGAAGCGAAGCTAACTCGACGCCGCTCAGGCCGCCGCGGTCGAAGCTGGCGACGGCCCGGCGGGAAAAAAACTGCCGAGGTTCTGCTGAATGACTGCGACCGTCAGCTGGAGCATCGCCGGCAGGTCGATGTCCTGAAACAGCAGGCCGCCGTTCTTCACCATGACGCTCTGCCAGCCCTGGCCGGACTGTCGCTGAACGACGAGCAGACACGTGTCGAGCACGTAGTCCGTGTCCTCGTCGGACATCTTCGCCAGCGCTTCGGCGATCGGGCTGACCATCTCGGCGAAGCCTTTCGCCTCACCCTTGAGTGCACCACCGAGCCCCGCCAGCAGCGGAGCCAGCCGCCGCGCGACGTGGAACTGGCGCTTCGCATCGAGGCGGCCGATCCGGTACTGCTGGCCGCTGATTTCGACAAGTTCGCTCATGGTCAGATGCCTGCGGCCAGTGCCGGGTCGATGATGCCGGCGTTGAATTCCCATTCGAGCGCGCCGGCTTCCTTGGCGTAATCGTTCTTCGGGAACTTCGTGAACGCCACAAGCTGGCACGTATAGACGTCGCCGCGCACGGTGTCGGTCGCGGTGAAAATGTTCTGCGCCCAGTTTGCCGAGCTCGTGCGCTGGAAGTTGTACATCGCCGAGAGCAGAGCGTTTACCGGCGACGTCTTCTGCACGCGGATGGTCAGCTTGCCCGCCTTGCTCGGGTTCAGGCTGTGCATCGGCGTGCCGTCGGCGCCGATCTTCATGTTGTCGGCGTCCTCAGTGAATTCGACCGAGAAGCCGCCTTCGTCGATGCCAGTGCCCGCGCCCAGCGAGATCGCCCCGCCGGGGCCGATCAGCGACGCGTTGAAGTTTTGAAACGAATAAACGCTCATGTGCGCCCCTTTATTGGTTCACGGTGATGGCGATGTCCACCGAGTGGATCGCGCCGGCTTCCTTCGCTGCCACTTGGAACGCGACGGACTTGCGCGCGGCGCGATTGGCCTGGCTCTGGTTCGCGATCGGCGGCGCATAAACGTAGAAACCCTTCGGCATGTAGTCGCCCTGGCTCAACGTTCCGAATCCGCCCGAGTTCCACACGCCCGCGGCGAGGAAACCGTTGCTCACGTACTGAGCGCAGACTTGCTCGATCTTTGTGGCGATAAGGTGATTGCCCGCGTCCGTCTGCGGAATCTTCGTGGTGCTCGTATAGAGCAGGTTGAAGACCGCGTTCTGGATGTCGATCGCGAGGTTGTCTGCGCCCATCACCGAGTCGATGAAGTCGCCCGACGAGCAGACACCTTGCTCGATGATCGCGGTGTCGTTCTCATACTCGACGAACACGTTGCAGTTGAACGCTTCCAGCGCGTTCGCCTGCGTCGTGTTGAGGTTCTCGGCGGCAATACCAGGCTCGTCCTTGAACTTCAGCGTGATGACGGTATTGTTGCCTGTGTAATCCGTCGTCAAGATGCGCGCCAGCAGCGACACGACCGCGTAGGCGTTCGAGCTCGAATACTGCACCGCTGTTTTCTTGTACCCCAGCGCCTTGAGCTGATACGCGACATTCGTCGTGTCGCTTGCTACCAACACTCCGGCCTCCTGCGTTGACACACCGTAGAAGTGCTTCGTGGCCGTAGCTTCGATGTAACCGGCGACCGCGACGTGATCGGCATCGACAGCCGACGGGATAGTCAGCGCATACCATTGCTGGCCGAAGTTTGCATCGAAAAGCGTCGCGGCAGCGAGGGCGGTTTCAGCCGCTGCTCCGCCGGAGACATATGCGCCGGAGAACGTTGACGTCAGGCCCATAAGGCCCGAGATGTCCGTCCCAGAAACTGGCGCCTGTGCGAAGCTAACCGCCGAGGTCGCGCCGGTCGTCGCGCTCGTGATCTCGAAGCGCTGGAACGCCGCATTCCAGACGCACGTGCCGGCGCTGGCGAGAGCCGTCGTAACAGCCGACGCGACGCCATTCAGATTGGTCACGCTGCTCAAGTTGATCGAGGCGAGCGTCTTGAGCGTGCCGTCGATCGTGATCTTCATGCCGCCAGCCGTGACTGCGGTGAAGTTCGACAGCGCTTGTTGCGCGGCCGACAGCGTGCCGCCGAGAAGCTGGCCTGCGGCGGCCGTCTTCGCCCATCGGCCGATCGTGACCGATGCCGGCTGCGGCGCCTGCTGAAACCAGAGAACAGCAGCCTTGTATTCCTCCGACGAGGTGCCGAAATCGGTACCGACGGAGGTGATGTCGCCGTATGTCCGGAAGCGCGACACGAGGTCGATGACCGCCGAGGTTCCGAGAATCAGCAGCGTCGAGGTGTTTTGCGATTGCGCGGCTTTCTGCGTGAGCGTGATCGTCGCGTTGACCAACCGGCTAATCGGCAGTGTGTTCGACATGTGTGCGTCCCAAATAGAAAAGGCCCGCGCGCGGCGGGCCTCGATGCTTTGTGAATGAGGTGTTACTGCGAGACGTGAATCTCGGTCGTTACGGTGTCGGTGTTCAACGTCGAGTCAGACGACAGCACGTTCAGCACGCTGTACGTGCGCACGACCTGTCGGCGAACGCGGAATGAAAGATCGAACCGGCGAAGCCACTGCTGATTGATCAGTTCGGGCGCCGCGGTCATCTTGCCGACGTCGACCAGCCCCATCGAATTCAGGGTGAGCATTCCGTGGTTCTGCTCCACGTAGATGCCGTCGCGCGCCTGCGCGGCGTACTGCATGGCCGACGGCCCATAGAAGCTGGCGAGCAACGTCAGGATCTCGTGCCGGTAAAGCTTGTCCGTGCCATCGGTGTCGGGCACATGCACGAACGCTGGCCGGGCATCCTGCTCGATCTCGGTGACGCCGATAGCGCACCAGTTCTGGTTCGGCTCGGGCATCTTCGGCGTGACCGGCTGCCAGCGCGGCCGCACCATCGCGCCGGGAATCCCCGTCAGGCCGACGATCATCTGCTGGAAGATCGCGTCGAGCGCGGCATCTTCGATCGGCGGCGATGCGACGACTGGCTGAAGGTATCCGCCAGTGCTTGAGTCGTTCGCCATGTCAGCCTCCCGAGAGCGGGATCAGTTCGCACTGCGCGGCCACGAAGCCGCGGCCGTACGTCGACCAGTCCCGCACGTTCACGACGGTGTATTGCCGGCCCTGCCATGTGACGAGGTCGGCGTCGAAGCCGATCTTCCCGTCAATCAGACCGAACCGCGTATGGATCGTGATTGATCCTTCGATGCGCGAGCCGTCCGCCCGGCGCATCAGCTGGTCGCCGGTGTCGTTTGTGACGACGCCTGCGAACCGCGTGACCGCCTGCGCGTTGCTCGCCATGCCGTTCGCGTCGATCGTCTGCGCCTGGCGCGTGCACGTCAGGCTGGTGTCCTGAAACATCGGGTCATTCAGGACATCGGTTACGTCGAGCAGCGGCATTATTTCTTCTCACGAATGACGTGCGTGACGGAGTTGCGAAGCGAGCCGGTGTCGACCAGCGTGTTCTCGCGGGTCACGCCGCGCGCGCGCCGCGCTGCTAACGTTGAGTCGGCGAGCTTCGGCTGGATGTTGCTGTTGATCTTGGCCTTGACGCCCATCTCGGCAGTCAGGCCGGCAGCAGTAAGCGCCGAGTCGACGCCCTGCTGATTGCCGCTGAGCGCGGCTGTCGCGCCTTTCTTCAGACGCTCGGCGCATTCGCTCTGCACCTCTTCAACACCCGGGACGAGCCACGGCCGCGCCGGGATGTTCTTCGCGGGCGAGCCGCGGTCGAGGATGTAGCCGATCTGCGCGTTCGTGACCGGCGTGTCTCTGCGCTCCGGTGCGCTGTCAGGGATGCCGACCAGCACATCCTTCTTGACCAGCGCGTTCATGCTGCGGAGCACTTCCTGCAGCTTGTCGCGCGTGATCTTGACGCTCATAGCTGCATGCCGCCAGCACCCATCAGACGGGCTAGCCCGAGGAAGCGGATGCCGTAGCTGGTCATGTTCCAGAACCCGGCATCGGTCAGACTGACAGCGCCGGAGTCATACCCGACGCTGACCTTGTCGACCGACTTCGAGTTCGTCGGGCCGGTGACTTGCCCCGGGATTCCGCCAGCCGTGGCCGCCTGCTCATCGCGCGCGGCCATCGCGAGATGGTGAGCCGTGACCAACTCGATCCCGATGTTCGTCAGATCGCCCCAGCGGCACGCGTTCACGAGCGAAGTGCCGACGGTCAGCCAGAGATTTACCATCGCGTCGGGGTACTGCGTCGTGTCGGCGAACTCGGGGAAATCCGTTCGGAATTGAGTTGAATCCACGGCTTAGCCTTTGGTCTTGGCGGTCTTCGTCTCGGGCTTCACGACTTGCGCGTGCTCCTGGACGTACCAGTGTTTGGCGATCGCGTCGTCAACCTCATGCTCGCCGGCCGCGAACTCTCGCTGGCCGGCGGCATCGGTGAGAACGAACGGCTTCTCAACGATGATTTTCGGCATCGTTAGATACCGTCACGATAGCCGAGCGTCTCCGGATACACCACTTCGACGACGCCCAGACGGCCGAAATAGGTCGTCAGTTGGCGGATGTCGCGGTATTCCAGCGGCGTGCGTTGCAGCGGCACGAGCGGGAAGCGCACGCGCTCTGCGTCCTTCGTGTACGCGACCATGCGGTTCGTGCTGCTCGTGCCGCGGCTGGTCAGCCACTTCGACGGCAGGATCTCGAGCGGGCGTCCGTTGATCGCGTTCGACAGCGAGTTCATCTTCAGGAACTCGAGGACGCTGATGTTGCCGGCCGAGCTGACGAGCGTCGCGACGAGGCGCGAGTAGCTCAGCGGGTCGATCAACAGGCGATCCGGGCAGATTGCGTACGCCGAAGCCGCCCACACGCTGTTGAGCAGTTCGTTCACGTCCGCGAGCATCTGCGCCGGCGTTGCCGTGCCCCAGCCGCCGGTGACAGCGTTCGAGACGTTCGTCACGTTGGCGTTGTTCACCAGACCCGTCACGCCCAGCACGGTGTCGCCGATGTAGACCTGCTCATCGACGTCCATGTTGTGCTTCAGGTTCATGCCGGCGAACTTTTGCTGATCCACCGGGCGGCCGAGCTTCTGAGCCGATTCCAGTTCCGGAATCGTCCAGCCGATCTGCATCGCCCAGAGGGTCAACGGGTTCGGCGTCTTGCCGATGTCCAGCGCGATGCCGGCGATTGCCGATGCATCCTTGCCGACCCACGACTTGCCGTTCGGCGATGCGCCGCCGGCTGCCGCGAAGGTCGAGTTCGTGAACGACGACGTTTCGTCGGCGATCGACACGTCTTCACGCAGATCGATGTCGCGCGACCAGGTGACCGACGACAGCGGCATGTGGAGGCGCTGATCGAGGCGTTCGAGCTCGCCGATCAGGAATGCGCCGGTGCTGTCGACCGTCTGCGAGTCGAACGTCAGCAGGCTGTCGCGCGTGCGCGAGCGGATGATCGCCGGAGCGCGAACACCAGCGCCGACGATTGCGATTTTCTTGGTCATGAGCTGATTGCCCCTCAGATGTTGAATTCGATCTCGACGTTGCCGTTGGCATCGCCTGCGTTCTTGAACACCGCGCCGGCCATGACGACCGTGTTGGTGCTGTCAGATGCCGCTTCGATGCCGCCGATCGGCTTGCCTGCCGCAGCAGCGGCAACGCGCACGTACACGGTGCCGCCATCTGCCGGCGCGCCCGCGTTGTTCTTGACGGTCATGTAACCGCGGCGCAGCACGTCACCCACGGCGGTCGTCTGCGGCGGCGTCGACGTGCCGACCGGGTCTTGCGACGAGACCGTCGGGTACGGGCGCACGAGCAGGCCGATGATGACCGACGCAGCGTCGCCGGACGCTACCGGACGGATCTTGCCGCTGACCTTCTTGACGGGGATACCGTACGAGGCGAACGGAAAGGCGGAGTCGAAAACGCCGGGTTCGACGGTCGCCTGCGATTGGCGGCTGATGTCACCCGGAATGCCCGAAGGCATGCGAAACAGAATTGCGTTGCCCATGAGGCTTCTCCTTACTTGGCGGACCGATCGGCCCAGTATTCGCGGTTGCGTTGGTTGATGTCGGCGACGGTCGAGCGCTTCCCGAAATCCTTGGTCGGCGCGGCGGATGCGTGCGCGCGGCCGTTGTTCAGCGCCTTCATCAGCTCCGAGGCGCCCATGAACGCGGTGTTCACCATCGCGACCGGCATGGCTTCGAAGTCGGCCGTCATGCCGCCGATGAACGGGGCGATGGCGGCCTTACCGGCGTCCGTCTGGTACGCGAGGTCGAGCGCCTTGCGTTGGCACTTGCACAGCGATGCTGCACGGTCCGCCGTGCTGGCCTTGGCGTCCATCGTCGGCAGCTTGATGCCAGGCGACAGGATTTCCGCGCGCGACAGGATCGTCTTCGCCGAGTCGCCGGTGTAGAGGTCGACTTCAGCCTGATTCAGCTTTCCGGCCTGCTCAGCCTCGAGGATGTCGTCGCCGGTTTCGGCTTTCTCTTCCTCTTCTTCGTCGTCGCCGTCCGCGTCCTTCGCGGTCGCCTTGACGAGCGTCGCGAGCGAGGCGAGGAGCGCATCCTGCGCTTCCATGCGCTTCATGAGCGTCTTGATCAGCGCGGAATCGCCGGTCTGTTCCTTCTTCTCTTCGACCTCTTCCGACTCTTCGTCGTCGGTCTTCTTTTCCGTTTCCATCTCTGCTTCGGCGTCTTTCATCAGAGCGCGAAGCTTGTCGAGAAAGCTGGGCTTCTTCTTCATCTCAGGTTCCTTATCTCCGATCGCGCAACGCGGGCCGCAGCGGCCGCGCTCAACGAGGGCTACGTGGTTGACAACGATGTTCCGCTGAACCCCGCGGCCGGGTGATACCTGTTCGTAGTCGGCTTCATAGCCGAGCGAGACTTCTTCGATGCCGTCGTCCTGCACCGCCTTGATGGCTTCGGCTTCGGTCACCAGCAGGTCGGCGATGATCAGGTCATCCTCGATACCGGTGCCGCGGCGCACATTGAACATCGTGCCGCGCGACAACTGGCCGAAGTTGGCCGGGCCGACGAAGTCCTGCGGGTGATCGAGCGTTACCGGCTTGCCCTCGCAACTCGCGAGCGTCTCCACGCGGAACACTTCCTCCGGCGTGCGGCTGATGCGAATGAGGCCGTCGTGAGCGGGCTCGACTGGCACCTCGCCGGCGCCGTAGAGCATCTCGCCCGTTCGCGCGACCGGAACCTCCTGACACAGCAGGAAGCCCTCGGGCGTCAGCGATCGCTTCGGGCCGAGCTTCTGGATGGTGTAAAAGCGCATGTCGGTCGGGAATCACTGGTTCTGGATAGCAGCGGCAGTTATAGATCTGGCCGGCGTGCGTGACCGTGCCATCCGATAGCCTCGGGGGCGTGTCCCATCGCACATACTTGCCGTTCATCTCCTTGTGCGAGTGCCGCACGTCGGAGTCGTTTGAGGTGCGCCATATATAACCGTCCGAGCCAATATGCTCGGCGCGCGCCTGCGTGAGCACTGACGCTGTCCGAGCAACCTCCGTGCGTGCGATGAGCTTGGCGCGGTTCGCCGACACCTGACCGGAGCGAGCGATTTCCTTCTCGATCTCTTTCGCGCGCGTGCTGTTCTCGATGCCGGCAAGCGTCAGATCGTGCACACGCTGCGCGGCGTCGAGCGGCAGGCTCTTAATGAGCGTCACCTGGTCGGCGAGCAGCGCGCGCATCAGTTCGCCCGTCGGCGCGGTGCGGATCTCGACAGCCAGCCCGCGCGATAGCTCGCGAGCCTGTTCCATCCATGCTTGCTCGTCCCGTCGGTTGACGTCGGCAAGCATGCGCGTCGCGGTCGCCTCAGCCCACGGCGTGAGCGCCTCGGCGTATCGGCGCAGGACATCGGTCATCGTCGGAACGACAGCCGGATCGCCGGGCGGAAAGCCGTTGATCAGCACGCCCACCTGATGCGCGACCTTGCGCAACTGGGTGGCGTACTGAATCTCAGCTTTGCGCGCCCGGACCGGATTCTTGTTTCGGTCCCGCTTCTTGTCCCGCGTTCGGATCATTTGCAAGCTCGGAGAGATCCGGCAGTTCGTCGTCGGCGTCGTTGATGTCTTTGTCGCTGATGTTGCTGAACACGCCAGTGATGTGGCTCGACTGCCGCAACTCCTTCAGCGCCGTCTGCTGGCTTATGAGACCAGCGCCTTCGACCTGCGTTACCGCGTCGCTGATGGTCTTGGCGATGTTCGCCTTGTCCGTATCGGACATCTGCCAGAGCGGATTGAACCCGAACTGGAATCCTTCCGGCGGCGCCTCGCCGATCTCAGACCGGCAGACGACCTGAAGCAAGCGCGTCAGCGGGTTGCGCAGCTTGCGCTCCTGCTGCTGCTTCGTGCTGTCGTAGTAAAGACGGATGTCCGAGTCGCCGGTCGAGTTCAGGCCGGCAGGCGACTGGCCGAACAGGCGAACCAGCGGAATGCCTGTCGCGCCGGACAATTGCTGTCCGAACTGCAGCAGCACGTTGTCGAGACCCGAAAACGAATACTGGTGCGTCTCGAACTTGTCCTTCGCGTCGATGATGGTGATGCCCTCGTTCGACTGAAAGCGCCGGATCATGTCAACGTTCTTGAGCAGGGCTTCCATCGCCGGGCCGCCCATTGCGATGACGCCGCGCAGGTCATCGACCGCCAGCGTGCGCAGGTGCGCCTTATAGACGAGCTGCGCGGCGCCGGCCGTCGTGCTGTCGAACGCGATCAGGCGGTCGAACAGACGTTCAATGACCGACTGGCCCCAGAGGTTCTCGCTGATCTTCTGCCAGTACGGCAACTCGACGCCGTCGAGGCGCAGCACGCGGCTGTAATGGATACGCTGACGCGGTAGCGCCATTGAATCGGCGACCACATCGTAGAACTTCGGCTGGCCCATGTCCGGGCCGTATTCCGTCACCAGATCGTTCAGCGACGGCTGCACGAGCCACCGGTCGAGCACGAAAAGGCCCTTGAACTGATCCGGTCCGATGCCGTCGAGATTGAGCGGCGTTTCCGGCCGCTGCCCGTCGATCATCATCACCGCGAGGGCGCCGCCATATAGGCGCGACCACTTGATGGTGTCGTTGATCCGATCCCAGATCGACATGCGTTCGAACGCGGCGTGGATCCTGTCCATCTTGTCGGGCGCGAGGTCCGACTCGATCTCGATTCCCGCGCGCGTCATGTCGTCGGCAACGACGTCTGTTACAGCGCCCACGACCCACGAGGAGCGATACATCGCCTCGAGCTGGATGCGGTTGCGGCTGATGAAGTCGAAGCCGTATCCCGACCCGGACGTCTGGTTGTTCGTGCCTACGCCGACGCGCGCTTCGAAGTTCTGGAACGAGTCGCCGGCCACCCAGCGTTTGTTGCTCGTCGCTTTCGCGGCGCGCGCGACTGAATTTCCCCGTTTGCGTGTCATGTAAGCAAAATCCTTTCTTGCCACGCGGTGGGCGTCAGCATATTTATCCAGCGAGGCGTGACCAGATGTCGAGCGAGCGAGCCGCGGGCTGATAACAGATCATCACCGCGTCAGCCAAGTTCGGCGACTTCGTGCCGTCCGGCTTCTTGTCGATCGCCACCTTGCCGACGGCATTTATGGTGTAGGTCGGCTGCGATAGCTCCATGATCAGCGTCGACAACTCAGGCAGGTCCGAGCGGATTGAGATGATCGCGTCCGGGTCGTAAGCCATGCGTTCGACCACCGCGCGATAAGTCTCTTGGAACCGCATGCGAAGCGACCACCACGACTGCGCCTTGGCGTTCAGGAAGAAATCCTTATTCTTCCGCTTCGAGATCATCTCGCCTTCCGGATCGTGGACTGCACCGGACCCGCGGAACGGCTCGACCCGCACCATACGGTGACCGGCCTCGCGCCGCTTCTCGTTGATCTCGCGCGAGTCGCCGCGCACACCCGCGCCGAGTCCGTCAGCGTCGTAGTCGAACACCTCGTAGCCGTGTTGGTCACAGATCGAGAACGTTTTGACGACCGTCTGATAGATGTCGCCGCCCTTCCCTGACCACGATTGCAGATGCTGCAGCAGCACGCCATGCCGGCCCGCGAATGCGTTCTTGTCGATGCCTTCGTCGGCAACGTCAAGGCCGCCGCGCAGCGCGCCAGTCGGCTCCATGCCCAGCTTCACATGCGCGTCGATCGCGGCCTGCACCCACGCAGACGGGATCACGACGCCCTCGACAGAAGCCGAGTAGTTGATGTCGATTTCCTGCGCGACCGTCACCGCATCGAGCTCGTTGACCTGCTTCTGATACCAGGCGTCATCCTTGCGCGGATCGTCGCGCCAATGGAACGTGAACACCTTCATCTTCCCGCTGAAACGCTTCTGCGCGAACGGGTTGCCCATCCCATTGGGCGTCGAGATGTCCTGCCGGCAGTTGGTCGTCTGAGAGAGCGACGCATCGACAAGCATCGGCCGCTCGAGGAACGCCGACTCGTCTACGATGTAGAAGCTCGATCGGTCGCCCCGGCCGATTCCATCACCAGACTCGCCGGTGATCGTCGAATCAGTGTCCGGAAACATGATGCGCATGTGAGGTGCATGCTTGTTGATGTCCCAGCTTCCGCGAAACTCCGGCGGAAGCATCTGAAGGAACATCCGAGCCTTCCAGAACAGGGACTTCGGCGCGCCGATCTTGTCGACGTATTCCTCTTTGCGCGATCCGAAACCGGCCACGACGCCACGATTGAACAGGCAGACCGAATCCGCCAGCGCGATCGTCAGCCACGACATTCCCATGTCGCGGGTCTTTTCCGTGATGCCCGGCTCTTGGCTCTTCCAGCGATCGATGAACCAAAGGATCCACTCCTCCTGCTTCGGGAAAAGCAGAAAGGGGATGCTAGCCGGCAGGCCGCGCTCAACGTTTCGAGGATCGAACGTCATGCCCCAGTCGATGATGAACTGGGCCGGGTTGTCCTTGTAGAACGTCTTGAGCGCTGGCAATGCGCCAGGATTCGCACGAATGCGCTGCAGCCGATCGATCCGCCACTCGAACACGGCTTTGTAGTCCGGGTCGCGGAAGTCGAACGGGAACGGCAGCGGCATTACTTTTCCATCATCATCTGCTGGTAGATTTTCGCCGCGTCTTGGGCTGTCGCTGCCTCGGTCACCGCAGGCGGCTCATCAGCTTCGAGCGGCCTGTCCTTGTTCGCATTCAGCAGGTTCAGCGCGATCTTCCCAGACTCGTTCGCAAGCGACGTCAGCGCGGCAATGCCACGCAAGCTCTCGGCACTCGACAACGGATTCGCGTCGTCGATCTTCTCCACTTCGGAATGCGCAAGCGCGCTCAACCGGTGCGCGGTCGCTGCGCCGTAGTCCGCTGCGCTAGCAAGGTGGTTGCTGATGGAGCGGAGCTTCGATGCGAGGTTTTGCGCGGTAATCTGCGCGGATATTGGCAGTGCCGAAAGCGCGCGCTCAGTAATAACTATCTGATTCGCAACGCTTTTGATTTCCGAAACCTGCGCGGAAACCTTCTCGCGGATCGAAGATTCGGAGATACCGAACTCTTTGGCGATCGCGCGTCGTGACTCTCCCTCGAGCAAGCGGCGCTTTATCTGCTCCCACTGGTCATCGGTTAGCTTTGACTTACGACCCATGGTGCGCACGCTAAAAGAAACGCCCCGGGGATTAGCCGGGGCGCCAAACTCTCATCCGAGAGCGAGGAGACACGAGGACGTGTTCAGTGCTTCGGCAGGAAGCCGCGCAGCTCGTCGAACTCTTTCGCGAGGTGCGCGCGGGCTTCTGCCGACAGGAAACGGAAGTTGCCGATGAAGGATTCGAGCCGGTCGACGATGCCGTTCGCTTCTGCTGCGGGGCTCGTGACGGGTTCGGTGCTGCTGGGTGCGGCGTCGGGCATGGTGTGCTCCATCAGAAGTGCTTCTCGCGCGGATCGCAGCAGCGCTCTCCATCGGAAAGTTCACGTGCGCACCACCAGCAGCGGATTCTTTTCGTCATGATCATTGGCGCTCTCAGATTGACGTCGCCCGGGTGTGCTCTCCGGCGCCGACCGCCGGGTGACGGCGCCAATCTGAAAACGCTTTAAGAGACCCGCTCGCGGCACAGAGCCGGCATTCACCGGTTAGCTGCCTTGAGCGGTCCCGCTGTGTCCGCGCCCACTGCGGTGGAATCGAATCCACGCACAAACAGTCGTTGGCGACGCTGTGGCTCACACAGAGCCGTTGTCTTGATCGAAATCTTTGCCGTGCTCAGTCGAGCGTTTAAGTGGCGAAAGCCCTGCTCATCGCTTCATGGCTCACCTCGCAAGCTTGGAACGACAAAAAGCCCGCTCAGTGGCGGGCTTCTCTCAGGTTCAATTCGTGACCAACTCGGCTTTGTCTTGAGGCACCGATTCCTCCCTACGAGGATCGATAAGCTCACGCCGAAGCGGAATTGGTAATCTGAGTAGCATTTTAGCGAAATCTTCGGGGTTTACAAGCACTTTCTTCAGTGAAGCCTCCGCCTCGGCGATGATCAGGTTCCACGGCCGGCCGCGCAGATTGATGCCGTGCGCCTTGCGCATCCGGGTGATGACCTGCGTCTCGCCCATGTTCCAGATGTAGTGATACTTGAGGATGAACTTGTGCACGGGGTGCTGCATCGACGACCATGCGCGCTCGACCAGCCATGCATCGAGTTCGTCCTTCGTCAGCCCGAGCGGTGCGCCGTCGTACTTCGCCTCAGAATCACGGATCGAGACATACCAGCGCGCCCATTGCGCGCACACGCCCGACTGGAACTTCGGAAGGCGCACCACACGCGCCCAATTGTCGAGGCGCTCGCCGAAAGTCTCAAAGTTCATTCATCCCCCGTGTCGTATCGCGCGCAGCGCTTCGATTGCCAATCATCCCGCCAGTGCTTCGACTGGTCCTTCTTGCACGCCATGTAACTGACGTCGAAGACCCGCTGTTCGACGAAGTGCCTGCATCCTCGGCAGGTCCGAGCCTCGCGCTCTTCCACGACGATCGCCGGATCTCTGTAGTCGCCTCGCCGCATGCGCTTCTCACTCATTAGGACGACTCATTTTACCTGAAGGACATAAGGCAAACAATTGTTTCCTATGACATTTCGGCGTTTCAAGCGGCCTCCCTGCCAAGCTTGCGGGCGCGGATCGGCTCCCAGCGCTCATATGCGAGATCCCACGCAGAGAACTTCTCCTCTCGGGGTGCCGGCCCTTGATCGATCCACGCATGACAAGTGAAGCACCCTGGCACCGTGAAGGCGTGCGCGGCCTTCAATGCGCCGCCCTTGCCATGTCTCGACTGGTTACTGTGCGCCGGGACTACGGTATCCCATCGGCCGCAGCAGACGCCTTCGACGCGTAGATAGCACGGTTCATCGCGGCAGGCCGCCAGATACTTCGAGCCCTCCGCGACTGTCGGCTTCTTCGACCGGCGGCGCAGCGTCGTCTTCCGATCAGCCAGTGCGAACGGCTTCGGCTCCTTGCGCTTGAACCAGGTGCGCTTCATCGGTGCCGAGCGCTTCATGCCTGAAACTCCACACCGAGTTCCCCGCTCGCGTATGCCTGCACGTCACTCAGGAACGTCGAGAACTCACCGACGCTCATCTGCGTGGTCGACTTGCGGCGCGTGATGATCTCGCCGTCGGGCAGCACCAGCTCGTCGAGCACGCCGAACTTGCGCGCGAAGAATTCGTGCCAAGCGTCCTTGTCGAACTGGCGGCCATCGACCCACGCCTGCTCGGCGATGTGCTTCAGGACGCCGCCCCAGTAAAAGCGGTTCTGCTGCGCGTTTCGCTGCTTCTCCTCAGCGGTGACGATCACGCGGAGCGGCTCGCCTTTCTCGGCGAAGACGCCCGCGTTGGCTTTGAGGAACGCGACAAGATGATGCGCGACTCCCGGATCGTGCAGACGGAACTCGCGGTACAGAACCTCGCTCATGCGTAAGCGCTCCCTGGCTGGCCCCGCTCATTGCTATTTGTGCACGCGTTGCGGTGATCATTCGCGTGCGGGCAGCGCTTGTTGCCGCACGTTGCGCAGAGGACCATTCGCGTTGCGAGAATCGGCCAGTCGCGGCCGCCAACCTCGAACGTCTTTCCTTCGAGGCAGCTTCGGCATTCGCAGCCGGCATCTGGAAGAACGCGCATTTCAACGGCCGGACCGTTTGCCGCGAGCAGAGCCGACTGCGCGGCCTGCCACGTCTCCCAGTGCTTTTCCTTCACCGTGGCGAGGAGGCAGCCGCCGGACTCCTCGTAGTAGCGGTCGAACTGTTCCCGGGCGCTCATTGCTGCGGCGCCTCCGCCGGCTTCGTCCAATCCTTGCGCTTGATACCCAGCGCAAACCAGAGTGCGTCGAAATCGTCGTTCATGCTGCCCTCGCGAAAAGTGCTTGAATGATCGGATCCTGCATACGTGGGGCCTTGCGCTTTCGTGCTGCGTACCGCTGCTTTCGGATTTCCCCCTCGACCGGGTCAATGCGCTTCATGAAGCGCTCAGCTCGCTGTTTCTGGGTCATCCGCTTCGGCTTCGGCTGGCTGACGCCCGCGCCGATGACATAGAGCGCCTGCCACTGCCCGTTGCACCCGGCCTGCCGCCAGAGCGTGATGTGCGCACGCCCTTCGTTGACAAGTCGGCCGAGCAGCTCACGCGCGTGGCCGAGATCGATGTCGATCTCCTTGAAAACGTCGGCGGCGGCCCGGCATTTGCCGTCAGCCATCAGATCCGCGACCACGCCAAGCATTTCAGAGTGGCCGCGGTGCTTCGCGCCGAATCCCAACTGCTTCGCCTTGCGGAACGCGTACTGCATGCTTCGGCCCGGCAGGAGGTGCATCTGATCCTTCATCGGCACAGACGATTGCCACATGACGCGCAGCGTCTCGATCTCTTTTTGCGTCCATACCGCAGCCATCACGCAGCCCTCAGTTCGAATCGTTTCGTGCCGCCGCTGTTTCGGACCATCACGACCTTCCCGCTTTCGTTGCGCCGCACGGATTCCCCAGCGGCCCTCGTGTATTGAAGCTTCGTCACCGTCTCGATCAACTGCTCAAACAGGTCGATGCCGCTATTCATGGCCGGGAGGCCACCGGCACCGAACACCAGCCGGCCCGTCGCATGAAACCGCTCCGCGGCGTCGATCATCGCGTTCTGCGCCGCGTAGACGACTTCAAGGCCAACCTTTCCGTTGCCCGCCTCTTCGCAGAGGATTTGCGCGATGTTCAGAGCATTGACGACCGTGTGCCATGCGCTCTTGACGTTCTCGCCGCGCGAGATTGACAGTGCCGCTGCATGAACGGCCGTCAGAATCGCTGTGCGCGTGCTGTTGTCGAGCGGCGCGTTGCCCTCGAATAGGAAAGACGTGATGTCCTTCCGCTTAGATCTCGCGATGTATGGCTTTCTGGTCTTTCGGTTCGCCGGCATCACGCGGCCCTCCCCATCAAATAATTAATTGCCTGTTCCGGCGTCTCGACTACGTATGCTTCGCCCTTCCAGTTCCCGAACCAGACCGCCTCGTCGTCGGTCAGCTTCCTCGCGCTGGGCGGCTTCGCCCCGTCCTTCACTTCCATCACCACCGTCCTGCCCCTGAACCCGACCAGCAAATCGGGGCAGCCTGAGCCGACCATGTGAATCGGCGTAACGCTCGCCCCGACTTTCCGCAGCGCCGAGACGACCTCGGCTTGATTCGCATCCACCTTCGCCGCTCGCCTCAATCGAAACCTCTCGTGCGCGATGTCTTGTTCACTGTTGCCGTCGGCCAGGCGCCGGCATGGTTCTCGAACTTCATGAACTCGCCGCGATACGTCAGGGGCACGTCACCAGTGCGGCCGTGGCGGAATTTGGCGACACGCAACTGCGCAAATCCTTGCCACTGCTCGCCGGCCTCCGGGTTCGAGACTTCCTCGCGGTGGATGAAAAGCACGGCGTCGGCGTCCTGCTCGATCGAGCCAGAGTCGCGCAGGTCGGAGAGCATCGGCAGACGGTTGCTACGTTCCTCGACCTTCCGGTTGAGCTGCGCGAGCGCCACGATCGCGACGTTCAGTTCCTTCGCGAGTGCCTTCAGGCCGCGCGAGATACCTTCGATCTCGGCATTCCGGTTCGCGCCCTCGCCCGTCATGAGTTGCAGGTAGTCGACGACAATCACGTCTAGGCCAGCCTTGCGCTTGACCAGACGCGCCTTCGAGCGCACGTCGAGCATCCGAAGCGCTGCCTGATCGTCGATGTACAGGTTCAGGTCGCGGATCTTCATCGTTGCGGCCGTCACGCGGTTCCAGAATTCGTTGTCGTCTTCGGGCGACGCCATCACGGTGTCGAGCGGGATGCGGCCCAGCGACGCGAGGTTCCGGTCGTGGAGCTCCGATTCGGGCATTTCCATCGACAGAAACAGCGCGCTGTGATCGATGGCAACGTGAGTGGCGATGTTCAGTGCCAGAGCCGTCTTGCCCATGCCGGGGCGCGCAGCGAGGATCACCAGCCAGCCCGGGCGCAGGCCGCCGTTTAGTTGTCGATCGATGTCGTCGAGGCCCGTCTTGATGACGCGATCGGAACCGGTCGAGCGGCGCTCAAGCGCGCTGATGTGCTCGGCGAGACCTTGCGCGGCCAGCTTCGGTTCGCGCTTGATCGTCGCTTCACCGAGCGCCTCGAGCTTTGCCGCAGCGCGGTCGATCAGCGTTCCAGCGCTTTCCGGCGTCGCGCCGACAGAATCCTGAATCTCTGCCGCGACGGTGAGCAGGCCGCGCTTCTGGGCCCGGTCACGGACGATTTCGGCATAGCGCGCGACGTTGGCCGAGCTGGGCGTGCTCTGCGCCAGGTCGTTCAGGTACTTCAGGCCGCCCACGTCAGCCGCACGGCCGTCGACGTTCAGGCGCTCGAACACGGTCATCACATCGGCGCCGACGCCGCCAGCAATCAGCTTCGTGATCTCGGCGAAAATCGTCCGATGATCCGCGCGGTAGAAATGCTCGGTGCGCAGGTCACCGATACGGTCGATCGCGTCGTTGTCGATCAGCAGCGCGCCGATGACGCTTTGCTCATGCTCGATGCTGTGCGGTGTCGCTCGTTGGATGTCGTTGGCGCTCATGCTGCTTCCTTGTTCTCGTAGTTGCCCTGGATGACCTTCGCGAAGTTCTCGGCCTTCATGAGCCAGCCAAGGTCGCAACTGGTCCACTTTCCGCTCCGACCGGTCAGGAAGTCGCTTTCACTGACGAACCGGAAGAACCGATCGAAGAACGCCAGAGCCGTCTCCTCGTCCGTCGCGTACCGGCTGCCGTCACGCTTCGTCGCCGTCAGAGCCCAGCGCCACCGAGTCCGCATCGCCTTCTGGCGCTCGCCTTCCCACACCCGGGGGAAAGGCAGAGTCGGCAAATGCTGGGCGTACAGGTCGATGAGCTTTTGCTGAGGGCAGTTCGGCAACTTGTCGCCAGAAGCGGAATCGGCATCGCCGATTGCTACCTCACCGTCAGGTGAGGTTTTCTCTTGCTCCTGCTCTTGCTCCTGCTCTTGGCTTGCAAGGGGCTTAGAAGGGGCTTCGATGAGGCTTGGCTTTCCCGCAGCTTCAGGGCGACATTTGCTCATGTGAAAGACCGAGCGAAACTTGTCGAAGAAGGCCGCCAGATAAGGGTTTTCAGGGAGTGCGTTGTACTCGTTCTGAACGCCTGCGCAGCGCTTGTCGGTCGCCACGAGAGACGATGCGATCTGATACGACGCCATCTCCATCACCCAGACCATCTCCGAAGCCTCGTCGTACTGGCAAAAACCCGCTTCGATGCAGCTTTGAAGCCCCTTCGAAGCCCCTTCCATGCCTAATCCAGTCTCATGCGCGATGTAGAGCATCGGCACGTAGTAGAGGCCGAGCATGTTGGCGTGCGGAGACGTCATCAGGTAGAGGCCGACAACCTGAGCTTCGGCTCCGGCCTTGCGTAGCCTCTTCCCGGTCTCGCCGATCCAGAATTGCGGGCTAACCTTCGAGTAGTCGCGCATGTCAGGCTCCAACAGCGGCCAGTGCGTCGTTGAGACGGACAAGACGCGCGTCGCTCAGAGCCTTGATCTCGCGCATCAGCTGGTCACAAATCCAAACGCGCGCGGCGCGCTCCTCGCACACCGTCATGCGATGGCAAAGCTCGCTGATGTGTGCTTCGCGCTTCGAGTCGAGGTTGGTCGCATCCATGATTAAGCCTTGGACAATCCGAGAAGTTCTTGACGCTTGCCGGTGTGCAGATCGCGAACCGAACCGCGAACCTGCAGGCGGCCAGCATCGATCAGCGCGCGCGCACGGCCGCACACACTGGAAAGCTTCAAGTTGGTTTGCGCGCTGATCTGCTCACGCGTCAGGAGGATTTCCGACGAATCGAAGCAGTCCATCACCATCTGCTGGGTGTGACAGAGCTGCTTGACCGTCAGCGAGTGAAACGACTCCGACTGGGTGTCGGAGACTCGGCGACCGGACCGGCCGCTGTAGTGTTCTGTGTTCATATGGGTTTCTCCTTTGAGGAGTACTAAATCGGAACAGAAGGAGGCTCCCGAAGAACCTGCTTGTGTGTCGACTCATCCCATTCGATGCGCCGGCAGGCCGTGCCGGCGCGGTGTTCTAGTGCCCTTGCTGCGTGGACTGCATCAACTGACCGATCTGTTTGAATGCTTCGAACAAAGTCGGGTCGGTTGCTCGCTGCTGCCTGAGGTCCTCCCTTATGGCGTTTTTGTCGTCTCCCACTCGGCTTCTCGCTGCTTCGATTGCCTTGTGGACTCTTGCAAGTGCTTCCTCGTCAGACATGTCACCTCTTGTTGGCGATCATTCTCTCCAATATGGTCAACTCGACCCGGTCAGCCCACCACTGACTGACGGCCCGGTTGCCTACAACACGCTCGAACTCGTCGACCTTTTCGGCCGGCAGGTCCGCCCGCTTCTTGCCCTTCGCATCGAACGCCTGCGGATTCACGAAGTTCGTGACGTGCGGCGCATACAGGCCGCACAGTTCCGCGAGTGTTCTTTTCGTCATGCCTTTGACGGCCCGGTTCTCCCAGGCAAGCCAAACGGCATCGCGAAAAGTCGCACACTGAGCGATCTCGTCGTCGGGAAGGAACCGCGGTGCATCTGCAGGGCCTTCCGACTTCAGGTTGGTTGCAGCGGCCTTGTGCGGCGTTTGTTGTGTCTGCATCGTCCTTTCCATTTAGTTAAAAACAATCGCATTACGACTTGGATTACTGCATAGAGCCGGGGGAAATTGAAGGGGTCGACCGACCCCTTTACCCCATGAAACTCACCCAGAAGAAAGTCCGCCAGATGATGCGCTCGAGACGAATCTCAACCTCAGGACAAGCCCCTGCGCTTGCTCAGGAAGATGTGCGGCCAGTCGAGCTTGACGGCCGCCGGTATGCCACGACGCTTCCAGTTGTCGACGCGCTGGACTCCCCCGAGTCCGAAGTTGAGGGTCTTGGCAACCTGAGCAGACCCACCGAGGGACTCGATGAGCTTACGGTCGGCAGTGATGTTGGGTTTGGTGTCCATGCCTTATTAAACACGATGTTTAAACAAAACGCAAACACTATGTTGAACAACAAAGTGTTTAAGTGCGAGAACATCCGCACTATGCACGACACAATGATTCGCCTCTACGAAGCAGCGCGGCTACTTTGCGGGCTCAAAACGCCCACGGAGGTTGCTCGGCTGCTCAATTTGTCGCCCCAGGTCGTAAACAACTGGGAGCGCCGCGGAATTTCCAAGGCTGGGATGCTCGACGCGCAGGAAAAGGTAGGCTGCAGTGCGGTATGGCTTATGACGGGCCAACCGCCGATGACAGTTGAGGGCAATCACGGCACCACGGCATCCAATTCGTCGAACAGCGAACAAAAAGGGGACGAAATCGCCTCTTCAGCGGCCACTGAACGCAGTACGATGGCCGTCGAAACTGATGCGGCTCGGATGTCGGCCCCTCAACGGGTGCGAGCAGCGCTCCACAACAAGGGGCTGACCGCCGCGGAGATCGCTTCCGTCGCGGGCGTGGGCGTCGATACCGCATCGAAGTGGCTAGAGGGCGAAGGCCCCGAGCTGACGCTGCCGCAAGCTGTGGCTTTGCAGAACACGTATGGCGTGAATTCGGTCTGGCTGACGAAGGGTAAGGGCGAGCCCGGCATCGCGATTCAGTTCGCGGACGAGTATCGGCCGATCACAATCACGAATTGGAGAGCTATTCCAGTGGTAGGCAGGGCACAACTGGGCGACAACGGACACTGGGCCGACCTTGAATATCCGGTCGGGCACGGCGATGGTTACGTCGACTTCCCATCTAAAGATCCAGACGCCTATGCGCTCAAGTGCGAGGGTGACTCGATGCGCCCCCGCATCAAGGCCGGCGAGTTCGTGATCATCGAGCCGAACCAGCCGATCGAGCCCGGCGACGAGGTGCTCGTGAAGTCGAAGGATGGCCGCGTGATGGTCAAAGAATTCCTCTACAAACGCGGCGGCCGGACGCACCTGATCTCGGTCAACGACGCGCATAAGCCGATGGCGTTCTCGGACGACGAAATCGAGAAGATACACTTCGTGCGTGCGATCTGCCGGCCGTCGACGTGGCGGCCGGAGTAGTCAGGCGATAGCGAAAATTCACGCGCCGAGTGCGGTCCAACACCTATAAAAAACGTAGCACAAACCTATAATTTTTAGGGTATATTCCGTGGCGTGGTCGAAGAGGGACTGGGAAAAACACATCAGAAAGCTGTCGACATCCGACGAATGCATTTTCTGGTCCAAACACGCAAAGCAGCAGATGCGCAGTCGATCGATCACGATCCCATCTGCCATGGATGTCATCAGGAAGGGCGTGATTCACCTCGAGCCCGAGGTTGACATGAAGAAGGGAAATATCGTCTGCAGGATGGAGAGGTTTGTGTCTGGGCGCTCATTGGCGATTTGTGTCGCGCTCGAGTGCGAAGGCGCATCCGAATGCCTCGTAGTCACTGCAATCGTAATCGGGAGCTAGTCGTGTACAAATTTACAGACGGCGGCCTGCGCAATGTCTGGCTCGCCAATGGTTACAAGATCAAACAGACGCCGTATGGCGAGGCAGTGTCGTTCCAGCATTTGGACGGCCTAGTAAAGGCAATTTGCCATGCACTGATCCGCAAGAAGTCCAAGTTGACCGGCGCCGAGTTCCGTTACATCAGACAAGCCATGCTACTGTCGCAAGCGTCGATCGGAAAGACGCTTGGCCGGACAGACCAAGCCGTAGCGTTGTGGGAAAAGCGAAGCATGGTGCCGAAGTTCGCCGATATGATGATCCGAGTGCTGTACGCAGCTCATGCCGACGGAAATGAGAGGGTCAAAAATATCGTGCATGCACTGAACGACACCGAGCGGACGATCCACATCGTCCTAAAGGAAACAGCCAGGGGATGGACTCACACGGAACAAGATGAAGTCGAGGACGAACTTGAGCCTGCCTGACCCCTGCTTTCCGCCACGATAAGCCCCGCCCCGAGCGGGGCCTTTCACATCTTCCCTAGCCCGCCGCGTGCGGGCTTTTTTGCGTCCGCGCCACACTCCCCTCCCCGCCTTAAACAGCCTCATCTCTCGTTAAACAAAATGTTTGACAGCAGTTTAAACATAGTGTTTAATTCGTTCATGCGCTGAACGAACAGCGCGGCGGCGAAAGCCGGTGCTCTTTAACACGACTGGAAACGATAGAACACGCCGATGGCTCTTCGGAGCGGCTAGGCGCAGGACGTAACCCTCGACTCCTGATGAAAGACCCGAGGCTATCCGTGATCCGCCTGGCTGCCAGATGCAGCTATAGAACGGGTCACGGATTGAATGGTTTTATCAGTGCGCCACGTGTTGACGCACCGCTAAGACAAACGGAGATGGGAATGAGCCAGAACGCGCAAGACCTGATGGAGCTGCAGCGCCTCGCACAAGGAGGTGCCGGTGCGCTGACCGAAACCCTGCTGCGTGAATACGCGCTGCGGATTATCGCCGCGGGCTTGCGCGACGAACGAGGAGGTTTGTGATGGGAGCGATCACCCCGATTCACGTGACGAGAGCGGGCGAGCACGTCTTCGGACGCGAACTTGACGCACTCGAGCGACTGGACGAAGCAGCGCAGGCTGCGCGATACCAAGCGGAACAAGACTCGACGTTCGACGAAGTGCTCGAGGAGATCGCCGAGAGCTTCACGAGCATCGACAAGGCGATGTTCATGGATCGCCTGATGAAAGACACGGACGAAGCGCGCAAGGTGCTGCACCGGCTCTGCCAGAAGACATACGAACGTGTCGTCGAGAAGGTAATCACGCGGCAGGCAGCGCAGTAAGCCTGCCGAAAAGGAATCCAGCAGGGCCCTGACTGATGAGCGTTCAAGAGCGCTTATTTTTCAGTGCCTTGCCATTAGCAGTCCTACCCGCCTGGCTGAGTCTCAGGCACTTGGAGATCACATGGAAACGAAGGAACTGACCGTCGTAGAGCGCGCAGCAGTCGCACTCGGCACGCCGGAGCACGAGAAGAAGCTGGTCGAGCTGGTGAAGCAGTCGGCCACGATCGTCGAGATCAAGAACGCCGATGCGCGCACGCAGTGCCATTCGGCTTACATGGTGCTGAAGACGGCCCGGGTCGACATCGAGAAGGCCGGCAAGGCAGCGCGCGAGGATGCGACGGCGTTCTCGAAGGCGGTGATCGCTGAAGAGAAGCGGCTGGTCGGCATCACGTCCGCCGAGGAAGCACGGCTGCAAGGTCTGCGCGACGTGTGGGATGACGCGCGAGAGGCAGAGAAGCGCGCTATCCGCGAGGCGGAAGAGCGGCGAGTAGCGGCGATTCGCGCTCGCATCGAAGCTTTCATGCTCGACGCGGTGACGGTGGCATCGAAGTCGTCTTCCGAGATCGCAGCGCACGCCGAGAGCGTCGAAAAGATGGCGATCTCGATCGACGAGTTCGCGGAACTGACCGGCGAAGCGCAGGCAAAGCAGTACCAGACGGTCAAATGGCTGCGTGAGCGCCACGCGGACGCGGTCGAGAAGGAAGAGGAACAGCAGCGCCTCGCAGCTGAGCGCGCCGAACTCGCCCGTCTCCGGGCAGAGCAGGAAGAGCGCGATCGCAAGGCAGCCGCGGAGCGTGCGGAGCAGGAGCGCAAGGCGCGCGCCGAGCGTGAAGCCGAAGAGGCGAAGCTGCGCGCAGAACGCGAGGCACACGAAGCAGCGTTGCGCGCCGAGCGCGAGGCAGAAGAAGCACTGCTCCGCAAGCATCGCGAGGAGCACGAGGCGAATATGCGCGCGCAACGCGAAGAACTCGCCCGTCATCAGGCCGCCATCGATGCCGCGCGCCGTAAGGTCGAAGAGGAAGCGGAGGCGAAGCGCAGGGCCGAAGAGCAAGCGGCACGCAAGGAAGCCGAGCGCATCCGCGCCGAGCAAGACGCCAAGATCGCCGAGCAGAAGCGCCGAGAGCGTGAGCAGTTCGTCGAGAAAGGCCCCACCGATGACGAGCTCGTCGACGTTCTCGCCTCTCACTACGACGTGACGGCCGGCGACGTTCTTCGCTGGCTCGAGGCCTTCGACGTCGAGTCGTTCAAGTCCAACATCGCAGGTTAAACAAGCGCATCACCGCGCCCGCACGAGGAAAAAAAGCATGGGATGCGACATCCATCTGTACAAAGAAAAATTTGTCGAAGGCAAATGGGTCACGGCCGATGAATGGGAGGCCTACGATTTCGGCGACGACGACAAGGGAATCGAAGTTCCGTGGAAGAAGCGCTTCACGGAACGTAATTACCAGCTTTTCGGGCTGCTCTCGAAAGGCGTGCGCAGCGTGCATCCGTTCTCGTTCGAGCCCCGCGGGCTGCCGTTTGACCCGTGCGCGGAGATCGCTCAAGAAGCAGAGCGCTGGGGAGAGGACGGCCACAGCCATAGCTACCTGTTCCTCCACGAACTGAATGCGATGCTGCGCTACGTCGAAGCCAAGACGATCCCGATCAGCGGCATGAAGGACAAGGAAGGACTTGAGGCTCTGAACGCTTCAATCGCCAGCGGGTCGCCGAACTGGGATCTTCTCTGGCCTTACTGCCAATGGACGAGCAGCGACCAATACGTCGAGTTCAATGTGGACGTTCCCGCGTCGCTGTACTTCGGCGAATCGCTCCAAAAGATCATCGACGGCTTCGAAGGTATGGACGGTGAAAACCACCGCATCGTCTTCTTCTTCGACAACTAAGTCTCCCGAAACCCAATCCACGACGCCCGACAGAGTCTCGGGCAAGGAGAAATCATGTCTGACCTGATCCCGGCGCAGTCCTTTGACCTGTCGCCCAAGTCCCTCGAGGAAGCGCTGAAGTTCGCCGACTACCTCGCTGATTCCAGCATCGTCCCGAAAGACTTCCAGCAGAAGCCCGGCAACATCCTTGTCGCCATCCAGTGGGGCATGGAACTCGGCTTGAAGCCGATGCAGGCCATGCAGAACATCGCCGTGATCAACGGCCGCCCTTCCCTCTGGGGTGACGCAGTTCTCGCGCTAGTGCGCGCCTCGCCGCTCTGCGAGTACGTCTACGAGTCGTTCGAGAACGGAACGGCCATGTGCCGCGTGAAGCGCCGCGGCGAAGACGAGCAGTTCCGGACGTTCTCCGAGGCCGACGCGAAGCAGGCTGGCCTGATCGGCAAGCAAGGCCCGTGGGCGCAGTACCCGCAGCGCATGAAACAGATGCGCGCCCGGGCATTCGCGCTGCGCGACGTCTTCCCCGACGTGCTGAAAGGAATGCCGATCGCAGAAGAGGTTAGCGACTTCGCAACCGAGAAGGACATCACGCCGCGAGGCAAGCAGACGCCGACGCAGATCGCCCAGGCGGCGCAACAGTCGGCTCAGATCGCTCGCACCGATAAGCACGAAAACATGATCGCCGACCTTGAGTTGATCGCGAAGGAAGGCGGGCCGGAGCCCCTCGCCGCAGCGTGGGGCCGCATGACGAAGGAAGACCGCAAGGCGATCGGACCGGACGAACTGAATCGTCTGAAGGCAATGGCCGGCGCCGAAGACGTCACCCCGAACGAAGGAGCAAGCCATGAGTGAAGCCATCGAGCAACGGTCGGACGAGTGGCGCGCGCAACGCGCCGGCCGCCTGACCGCTTCGCGCTTCGTCGACGTGGTCAGCATGACGAAGGCCGGCAAGCCGACGGCAGCGCGCGACAAGTACATGCGCGAGATCGTCTTCGAGCGGCTCGCGGCGGCGCCGAAGCATTCGATCGACGGCCATGCGCTGCGCTGGGGAACGGAGGTCGAGGCGTTCGCAAAGGAAGCCTTCGAGCTCGAAACCGGCCACATCGTGATGCCCGCCGAGTTCACGCTGCACCCCGACTATCCGTTCATCGGGGCCAGCCCGGACGGGCTGATCCGTGCCGACGGCGGCTATGAATCGAAGTGCCCGATGGATGAAGCGGTGCACATCAACACGCTGCTCAACGGGATGCCCGACGAGCACAAGCCGCAGGTTCAGGGCTGCATGATGGTCACCGGCCGGAAGTACTGGATGTTCGTCTCCTACGACCCGCGCGTCTCCGAGCGCTTCCGCCTCTTCCACCAGCGCATCGAGCGCGACGACGCCTACATCGACCAGATCCTCCTGCCAGGCCTGCTGCAGTTCAACGCAGAGGTCGAGCAGATGATCGCCGAACTCAACCGCCGCGCCGCGTAACGGAGAACGACATGAGCGAGATCGCCAACAAGCGAGTGCTGATGGAACGCGCGCAGGCTCTGATCAAAGCGTCCGAGCCGACGCTCGATCAACTAGGCGGCGTCGCTGAGGCGCTCGCTCAAGTCGCAACGGACCTGATCGGCGCCGATTGCCGGATCGTCATCAAGGTAGATCAGAAGGCGCTCCAAGTCGCCATTGAACGGAACGAACGAGTCAGAGGGGCAGCATGAACCACACAGCAGATCCCGCACCGCTCTCCGAAGTCGAAGCCATGCTCGGCGCGGTGCTTGTCCTTTCCGTCGTCGGAATCGCAGCGACGGTGATCATCGCAATCCTCGGGAGCCTGGCCTGATGAAATCGCCCAGCAAAAACACCGACCTTCGCCACCTGGACACGAGCGGCGCGCTGACTACCGAAGAGCGCCGCGCGATACAGCGGCAGCGCCAGCGAGAAGCACTCGGCTTGACCGGCCCGCGCGTGAAGATCAGCAGCCTGTTTGTGCCGGCGCGCGTCGCCAAGCAGTTCGCCTACATCCACGTCGGCGCTCGATAACTCCCGCAAAGGCTCACCGATGGAAACCCTTCTCGTCGCGCTCGTCTGGGCGCTTTGCTGTGCCGCCGTGTGTGTATTCATCCACGGCGCGAAGAAAGCGCGTCGCACTCGGAGCTGGGTCGACGAAGCGCGCCGCAACGTGAAGTGGCCGGCAAGAACTGAGTAACGAGCGCACGAACGCTCAGAGGTAACCGCTGCGACTACTCGTGAGGCTTTCGGTTGCTTTTTTGCATTCCACAGACGCCGAATCAAGTAGGGCCGCGACTTCGCCAAGGAGGAAACTTATGCCGTTTGCAGCTTCCTTTCTGCGATTGCTTTCCGCGCGCCCTGGGCTTTTCATAAAGGCTCCAAGCGTTTCAACCACTGAATGAAGGCGGTCATTCGCGCCAGCCAGCTTGTACGCGCAATTGTTTGGAAGGGGGATAAGAGCAAGTTGCTCGTCCCTTGTGCTCAATTTAAGACCGGACAGCCGGGCAAACCACCAATCGAACTTCGTCGGGTCCCCATCGGCTTGCCCTGCTGCCTTAAAAAAATCACGAGCGCCCTCAACAAGGGTGACGTTGATCGAAAGCTTGGTGGTCATTCCAGAAGCGCTCAGTTTGGCCGCGATGAGCGACTGCTCCTTTCGTCGCCTATCTTCCTGCGATGCAAGCCAGATCGCTGCGCCGACCGCGGCAACGCTTCCAATCGCTTGAGCCCAAGACGCCCAATCGCTCCTGTTCAGTTCCCAGAAGTTTTGGGCGGCGATCACGCATGCGATGAGTACTACCGTGGCTACGTATCCGCTAAGCCATCTGTTCATACATCCCTCCGATTTTGCGACGGCATCGTATCACGAGCGGAAACATCGAAAAATTAGACAACGCTGGCGCATCGCGCCGGACACGATAGAGAGAAGAATATGAGCACTGAGCACAACGTCGTTTCGGTTTCTGGCGGCAAAGATTCGACGGCCCTGCTGCTGCTCGCTATCGAGCGCGGCACAGAGAACTTGCAGGCCGTGTTCGCGGACACCGGCCACGAGCACCCGGAGACGGTCGCGTATGTCCAGTACCTGAACGACACGGTGTTCCCGATTCGGACGATCCGCGCGGACTTCACTGATCGGATCGCAGCGAAGGCTGTGTTCATCGCGGACGAGTGGCGGGAGCAAGGCGTTGCCGAGGAAAAGGTTCTGCGTGCACTGGCGGTAATGAAGCCCACCGGCAACCCGTTTCTCGACCTGTGCATCTGGAAGGGTCGCTTTCCGTCGACGAAAGCCCGTTTCTGCTCGGAAGAGTTGAAGCGTAACCCGATCATCGAACAGGTCCAGCGGCCCCTTCTCGATGCAGGCGATGACGTGGTTTCGTGGCAAGGCGTGCGCCGCGACGAGTCTGAAAACCGGCGCAATCTGCCCGAGCGCGAGTGCAAGGAAGTCCGTGCCGATACCGGTGCGGAACTGTGGAACTACCGCCCTATCCTCGACTGGACCGTCGACGACGTGTTCGCGATGCACCGCAAGCACGGCATCAAGCCTAATCCGCTGTATCAGCAAGGCATGGGGCGCGTCGGGTGCATGCCGTGCATCCACGCGCGCAAAGACGAACTTCTGGAGATTGCTTTGCGCTTTCCTGAAGAGATTGAGCGCGTGTCGGAGTGGGAGCGAATCGTTGGAGACGCCGGCAAGCGAGACGTCGTAGGACAGACGTTCTTCACCGCGCGTGGCGAGTCAAATGAAACCGCGTACTCCGTGGGCTCGATATGGCAGCGCATCGAATGGTCCAAGACCAGCCGAGGCGGCCGCCAGTACGACATTTTCAGAACCGAAGGCGAGCAGGAAGGCATCGCGCTCTGCACGTCGATTTACGGGCTATGCGAATGACCCCCACAAAGACAGCCGCTCTCACGCACCTACGAGCGCTATGCAACGCCATGAAGCCGACGAGCGTGCTGCTGCATCAAGCGGCGGCGTCGAGCGCGGCACTCTTTTCAAAATGCGCCGGTCAGCCGGTCGAGATCAAGATCGGCACCGTGCTGATCGCAAGGAGCAGAAGTGAGCTCTGAAAAACGCGAGTACATCATTGTTTGTCCGCACTGCGAGCACGAGATGACGGATGACGAGATGCACTCGGCACGATACGCGCCCGGTAGCGACGACGCCGATCTTTGGGGCATTGCACCCAATGAGGAACGCGTGAAGATCGTCTGCCCATCCGTGATGTGCCGAAAGCCGTTCTATGTTCAAGGCGGATATGTGCCGACCTACGCCACCGCAACGAATGAGGAGGACCTGTGACAGGCAACAAACGCGCGGCAGACGATGCGGAGCGGGAAGCGTTCGATACGTGGGCGCGAGGATGGTGGTTTGTAGATGACCCGGACGAGCCGAGCGCGCATGAGGCTGCTTGGGAAGCATGGCAAGCCGCGCTGTCGTCTCGCGCCGATGGCGGCAAGGATTCGAGCGATGTACTGGTGTGGAAACCAGCTTATGAGGCAGAACACAAGCGCGTACAGCGACTCGAAGCGATTCTGTTACGCGAACTTGGATATGACAAAGCGCGCGAAGCTATCGCCGCCATTGCAGGAGAGAAGAAATGAGCGAATCTCTGATTGAACGCCTTCGCATCCATGCGAGCGACGAACGCAATACGGCCTTCTCGCGCTCGACAATGCGTGAAGTGCTTGAAGTCCTAGCCGATGGCGGCAAGGGTGAGGCGGTGACTTTGACAGGCGCGCAATTGCTCGAAGCGCTTGATTTCGTTGCGCCGGACGGACCGCATGACGCAGACCAGCTTGAGTGTGAAGTAACGATTCAGCGGGGCGAGGGTCACGACGGACCGGGCACATATTGCTGGCTCACCGAATACCCGGAAGAAGGCGCGACCCTGCTCGACGGCAAAGCAGCCCCGCAAGCCGAGTGCGCACCGCAACAGACAGACGCCGAAGCACTCTACGAAGCATGGCAAAACACGATCAAGCATATGGACGCGCAAGCCGAGTGCGCACCGCGTGAGGCGCAGCCGGTGGCGTGGGAATACCGAAATCAGACCGGCCATTCGTTCTTGACGCATACAGACCCGGCGACATACCACCCAGACGTTCGCGCGCAGTTTAAAGACTTTAGAGCACTCGCCTACGCAACTCCTACGCCTGAGCGTGCGGACGCCGACACATCGGGGGCGAAGCCGGAAGATGCGTCGGGGGCGTGGACTTACGATCAGGTCGTAATGCTTTGCGAAACTAATGGCGTGCCTCTTCCCGTCGAGTTTATCGAATGGGTCGCAGAGAAAATGACCAGAGCAGCAAACGAAGCGTTGATTGCAGCAGGCGCGAGTCAGGAGCGTGCGGACGCCGGGAAGGATGAGGCGCTGACACTAGGCAAAGTGCTGTTTGCGCTCACTGAACGGCAAAAGGGCAATGTTACCCGCAGCGAAGATGAATACGTTGACGAAGCCCGCGCAATCCTAGCCGCGAACAAGGAGCCGAAGTAATGTGCGCCCGATGCGGAAGCATGATGCTCGCGGAGCATCCGGAAGGCTGGTGGTGCTGCATGATCTGCGGCAATACCTGGAGAGAGTGATGGCTACGATCGAGCCTCGATCTCTTGCTGCGCGACTTGGAAACCAGCATCGAATGCCTCATCCATGCTGTCGACAATCCACTGCCCTTCGACCTTTTTGCCGTCGATATATATGTGAATGGGCCATTTATCCGTCCGTATTTCGTAGCCGGTTATCACAGCGATCTCGAGCCCTTTGTGCAGATCGACCTGTTTATTCCGAATACCGCTCTCAGTCTGGACTCTCGTCATTACGTCTCCTTCGATTGGACCGAGATCCTAGCATGACGCAACACATCGAAGAATTCATGCGCGCGAGTCGCGCGTACCTTGGAGTGAAGGAATGAAAGATGAGTGAACGTCTAATGACGCCCGAAGACCTGAAGAGGATCACCGGACGCGTGCGCTACAGCAAACAGGCCGAGTGGTTCATGCAGATGTTCGGCGTGGAAATCACCCGATCGTTCGACGGCGCTCCGGTCATGACCTGGGCGCTTTACGAATCACTGCTCGCGCGCCGAGCCGGCCTTGTCGAGGCCGGAAATGATCGATCGTCCACCAGAAAAACTAAAATCTGCTCGCCCTTCGTATGAATGCACGTCGTCGTCAAAGACCATCGAATCTGCCCGCGCGCGTCTATGCGAACGGCGCGAGCTGGTACTGGGTCGTTCCCCGCACGAACAAATGGGTCCGTCTTTGCAAGACCGCCGAAGGCGAGACCGCCATGCTGGCGCGGCTCGTCGTCGAGCGCCGAAAGTATGAAGCACCGCCTGGCACTGGCGACGCAGGCCCGCTGATCGATCGATATATCGAAGAAAAGGGGCCGACGCTTAGATCACAGAAGTCATGGGCGCGAACCGGCCGCTACGCGCGCAACGCGCTGCGCGACGCAAACGTGGCCGACATCGAGCCGGGTGACATCAGCGACGTGCTCGACTTCTGGGCTGAGAAGCTGAGTATGCAGAACCACATCAGGTCGTTTCTGTCGGGGTTCTTCTTTTGGTGCGTGAAGAAGCGGCACACGAAGACCAATCCGGTGCGCGACGTCAAGGTCAAAACGCCGCCTCGGCGCGGTGTGTACATCCCGGACGACCACTTTGCGGCGATCCGGAAGCAGCTGGCGCACTTCGAGCATAAGAGCAGCACCAGAACGAAGGGAGGAACCTTCGCCCGCAATGGCCGCATGATGCAGTGCTTTGTCGATCTCTGCTACCTGACTGCACAGCGCTCGACTGAGATCCGCACGCTGAAGTGGTCACAGATCGACCGCGCGGCGGGTGTAATCCATTTCTTGCCGAGCAAGACCGCCGATAGCAGCGGAGTCACCGTCGACTTCGCCATCACGCCGGAGATCGATGCCGTGCTCGCACGCATCCGCGAGATCGACCAGCAGCCTCGCATCGGCGATGCGCATGTGATCCACAACCGCAAATTCGAGCCTTACAAGCCCGAAGCACTTCTAGCCGCCTGGACGCGCGCGGCGGAAAAAGCGGGACTCGCGGCCGAGAAATACACGATCAAGGACATCCGCGCAAAGGCGTTGACGGACGCGAAACGAGCCGGCTACGAGACGAAGGACTTGATGGTCGCCGCGGGGCACACGCGGGAAGCGACGACGCAGATTTACTTCAAAAAACTCGACATTCCAACTAGTCACGTTCGTCTAACGATCCCGAAATCCGCTTGA